TGCTGCGCGTATGGAAACCATAATCAACTTCTTGCTGGTGGCGGTGCTCTCCATCACCATCACGCTACTGGTGATCTTTTGCGTCATCAAATTTTTGTTGGACCAGACCGAGGATAAGTGAATGCCCAGACCAAAGACAGAGTTGACCACCAACGCCAAAATCATAGGGGCGCGGTTGACGCAGGAGCAATTTAAGGAATGGCGCAAACTGGGCGGCGGCCTGTGGCTGCGAAAGTATTTGATTGAGAGTGCAGTAAAGAGAAATGAAATCCGCAAGACTCCCGCGAGTAATTGATCTGCTTCAGCGCACAGCCTGCACAGCGCCAGAGCTGGCGGCCAAGGTGTACTGCACCGAGAGGTCAGCGCAGCAGATGATCAACCGTCTGCGACTCGCTGGCACGGTCCACATCCAAGAGTGGCGCAGATCGGGCAGAGTGCTGGTGGCGGTGTACCGCTATGGCATCGGCACTGATGCCGTCAAACCTCCACCACTGACAGCAGTGGAGAGGTTGCGTAGGTTTAGGCAGCGCGAGACATTGGACGATAAGGCTTTCCGCTTGGCAAGGGAAAGAGGTAAGAGGTTAAAGCCGAGGCGCGATCCGCTGGTGGCTGCGTTTTATGGGAATAGCAAGGACGCTGACTGACGGCGCTGCAATTCTTCTGGTGTAGGCTCTGCCGCCAGCAAATCAGGTGCTGCAACACCCATTGCGGTGGCCGTTGCTACATCCTTGCGGAATGGGTCAAAGGCGGCAAAGCGTGAGCGAATCAAGTCAGGATTTTCTGTTGCGTAGGTGTTTGAAATTACGCTACCAATACTTGGATTTGGATTGTCTTTGACATTTTTAATTTCAACACCTTGGAATCCACGACTTTGTGATTCTTCAATTGCTGGTCTATTGGCTTTCATCCAATTTTGATTGTTAGCTTCATAAGGCATAAATTCATTACTTTTTAATAAAACAGGATATGTAGTAGAGCCTTCAGAAATATACTTACCCATCTCAAAATCTTTATAAATATCAGATTTTTGCTTCATTAAGACTGATAATTCTTTACGCAAATCACCAACCTTATCCATATTTTTATTGGTGTATGCGCTTGATATATCTTTACCTATTTGGTTGATTTGATTGTTTAGTGCCTTTACATCAGGAATCAACGCAAACTGATTTGTATTTAGTGCATATCCACTAGCAGATTCAGGACTAGATGTAAACCACATATAGTTATCAAATGCATTGCCAGCTTTTGTTCCAACTAAATTAGGATCAAACGCATTGATGTCAGGAGTCCCACTACCATGCAACGCTGATGTTTCAAACCCCATCGCCTTGGCTCTATCCATTGCAGTATTGTTCGCAAGCAAACCCAAACCACCTTGCTCAACAGGCAATGCGGCTCGTTGCTGTGCAAGGTCTAATGCGGATTGTTGTGGATAAGGTGATCTTTGTGCTTTGCCAAGAATGTCAAGAGTTACAGATTCAACAAGCATTGCCTCTTGATCTTGATCTGATGGTTTGTACTTTTTATATTGAGCATTGACCATCTTCTCAAATTCTTTTTCACCAACAAGATCAATAGATTGCTTTACCCTATCAACAGTAGGAATGTCTTTTACTTTGAGCATTTCCTCCATTGTTAACTCAGGCTTATAAATACCCTTGTTGAGATTAATCGGTTTAATCCCCATCCCAACAGGCATACCCTCAGTGGCACGAATAGCACGACTCGCCAATCTACCCACTGCTGGCGCAAATGGCGCAACATTCATCATGGCATCAGCAGTCTCAGGTTTGAGCAATGGCACATTGGCGCGGCCAATGTTGGTGAGTGGCTCACCATACGCCATGCGCTGAGTGGTTTGCGGTATGCCTGTAGACTCCAGCAAACCCGCCAAGCCTTGCATCTGCTGCGATCTGCGCGGGTCTTTCATGTAATTGATGCCGCCATACATGGCATCAGATAAGAGTCCCAGCAACTCGTTGCGCGGTGTGGCTTGTAGGTTGTCTGCCATGATTTACCTCGCTCTGCGAATTTCTGTTGCAAATGGTTTGATCTGCGTATAGTAAGCCTCAATCGCATCGCTCATGCCTGGCTCTGCCGTTGCAATTGCTGACAGTTTTGCGATTTGAGTTGTCAGTGAGTTCGGATTATTCACAACAGCTCTACTGGTGTCTGATACCCAGCGAATAAATCTTGGACTTTCAAGAAGTTTAGCCGCCAAGTTGCTAGATAAAACAAGACCGCTTAAAGCTCCTGCGCCACCAAGCAGTGCTTGTGTCATGTCTCCACCAATTCCACCGCCAATCGCTCCACTAGCGCCTAATAGAGCTGATGTGACCATCTGAGCGCCACCAGTGTTTGATACATTGACGGCCTTGCCAGCTTCACGCGCACCAGTTGTTACCTTTACCAAATCATTGATGGCAGGAATAATGTTGCGGTATCTCTCACCGCCAAACAATACTTGCTTGGCGCTGTCGCTTAAATTATTCCAATTAGTCAAGAATGTATTGGCGTTGAATTCATAACTGTCAACACCAACATCTGCGCCTTCTTTCATTCCAGCTTTTGCATTGCCCAACTGTTGCCAAACTGATGCAGCCAATGTGTCTCTCTCTTCTGGCTTGAAATTACGCACCAATAGTTGGAGTCTACCCATGCCATCTTTTGTGCCTGCCATTGCATAGTTGACGGCATTCACATCAAGATTTTGATCTGCAATTTTTTGTAGTGCAGGCAAATTCACTTCACGATTGAACCTTACATATCGATCATGCAATTTGATTGCTCGGCTTGCGATGTTTCCAGACTGATTAGCCGCAGCCAATACATCCTTACGCAATGCGTCATATAAACGCGCAAAATTTGATGTATCTGAAAGGCCAGAAATATCTGGTCGAGCTAAATCTTTTCCAATGCTTGTTCGCTCTTTTCTAAGCGCAGCAAATGGAACGCCACCAAACCCAGATTGGGCATCAGACACAACACGCATGGCGCGATCAATAACTGGCTGATAAATTGGACCAAGTGTTTGTGGGCTTTTGGCAATTTCAGTTTGGAGTTGTGCAACCAATTGAGCTGTGTTTGTTGCTGGGAATCTATTGTTTGATCCGACAGCGCTTTCCACAATATCATCAAGTTGCTCGCGTCTTTCTTCAAATCTTTTCCCAGCAGCCTCTGCGCCTTTTTGAATAAACTGTCCAAGTCCACCTTTTTCTTTGAATGGTGGTGTAGGTATAACGCTTGGAGTTTTGCCAACTTGTGAAATATCTTCAGCAATATTTCTTGCGGCAGTACCCATCTGCTCTTGCATCAATTCGTACTTTGGGGCAATGACTTGAGCACCGCCAGGCGTTTGTGCGAGTCCAGCTTCTAAACGCTGAACAGCAGGACTTTGCGTAGCCACACCAGCAGGTAATTTGATACCAAGTCTTGATGCTGCTTGCGGTATGCCTTGGCGCAGTCCCATCAATTGCTGTTGAATTGGTGTCAGCAATTGCGGCAGATACTTCTCAGCAAGTTGCCCACCTCGCTGCCCTAATGCATTGATCAAAATATCTTTTGTCACGCCAGCCGCTTGCTCTGTGCCGCCTCTGGTTTCAACTGATGGGCCGCCATACTGCATACCCATCTCGTACAGCTTCTTGAATGCAGCTCCACCAGCTCCAGCGCCTGCAACCATAGCTGGCGGTCCAAAAGGTGACATTGCCGCAGCTCCAGTACCAGCACCAACAAACTCTGAAATCTCTGGCAAAGCGCCAGCAATATCACCCATGGTTGGCAAAGGCACGCCAAAGAATACAGGATTCTTTTCATTCATCAATGTTGGCCGTCCAGTTTTTGGATCGGTATAGATGAAGTTGTCTTTGTCGTATGGTTGCGCGTCAGGGAAAAACTTCTTCAGCGTTGCCAATTTGTCCTGCATTGTGGTAGAAGAACCCACTGCTGCCCTCACACTAAGTGGCGCACCAGTAGTCATCTCAATCTGCTTTTCGCTTGGCGTTGGTGCTGGCAGTGACCTGATGTAGTCGGCCAAGGCTTGAGCAGATTGCGTATCACCAGCCGCGTGAGCAGCTTGCAACGATTTATACAGATCGTCAATAGTTGGGTCTGCCATTATTGCTTCCTTGATGGATATTGTTCAAGTATTTGTTGAATTATTGGTGGCGGTTTGATTGCAGTTGTGGTTGGAATTGGAGGAGGTGGTTTTTTCGTAAATGATTGGGGCAGCTGCATGATTGGGAAACCAAATTGCAAATTTGTTCGCATTGCTTCTTGAATCATGCGATCTTTCATTTCACCTGTTTGAGCAAAGAAATAGCTTGGACCGCCAAGACCTTTTATGTATGTTGAAAGGTTTGTTGGGTCACTTAATTGGGCTTGCAATCTTGGTAAATCTTCTTTGTTTAATACGCCAAGCTCTGCCGCTTTTCTTGCTTTGGTCAGCAAATCTTCATAAATTGCTGTTTGTGTAGCGCCTTTCGATCCAATGCCACCAAGTTGCATTCCTTCTTGAGAAACAACATTTTCTATTTTTTCAAGCGCAGCAACAAAGTCAACGGCAGCTTTTATTGCTGATCTTGATGCTGTAATCTCTTCTGGTCTTGGCGCAAGTGGAGTTGATTTAACTCCAGCAGGCAATGGAATAGCAACAGCACCATCAGCAGGCGCGGCAACTGGAGGTGTTACCGCACTTCTAGCTGGCGCAGGCGCACTGACAGCACTTGGCTGAACAATAGTTGCTGGCGCTGTTGTTGCTGATGGCGTAGCAATTTTGCCTTTGTAGCTTGGCTTTGCAAATGATGGTGGAATAGGTGCAGGTTGTGTGTACACAATTCGCGTAGAACCATCAGGCTGAACCTGTTCGGTTGGCACTGGCTTACTCAACTCACGATACGCCAAAGCATATTTGGCGCTGCTTGGGTCTTCGGTCAGCAGTATGTTGTAAGCAGCACCAGTTGTGCCGCCACCGAATGGTCCTTCAGCAGTTCCAACCAATGTGGCTTGTCTTGTATTTTTGTTCAACTGGTAAGTACCAACGCCAGGCAAACCAACCTTAACGGCATTTGCACCAGTAACAATCTCGTACTCATCACTAGGCGCTTGCACTGTACTTACCTGACCTGTTCTATTGTTGATCTGATACTTTCCGCGAGGATCGAGTCCAAGGTCGGCAGCATTTTGACCAGTAATAGTTTCAAAGCTCTCTGTTTTCAAACTTTCTTCAAATAATTTTGGCAATGCTGCTTTAGGACTAAGTGCAGCAATCATTAATTGATCTGGAGTCAATGAAGAAAAAATGTCAGGTCTTTGTCTTGCAGTAACAGTTACTGGTGATATTGTTCCTGGTTCAGTAGGCAATGTTTGTCCAATCATCGCTGCGCGTTGCGGTGTCGGGCCAACGCCGTAAACTGGCGTAGGCAATGCCGCTGCTTGCATTGCTGTCAATGGTTGTCCCGAAACTGGCAACGATGGAGTAACTGCCGCGCTTGGTGCTGCGCCAGACAAGCGATCCATGAAGAATTTTTGGAGATTTGCCTCTCTCCTTGCTTCATCCAACTTCTGCTTGGTCATCAATTGCTCAATAGCATTCTTCTGTGCGCCTTGGTAGCCAGCAGTGCCAGCCTCATACGCGCTGCCGAGTGCTTCACCCAATCCAATTGGCGTAGTGGTTGTTCTGCCTGATCTAAGAAGAGACATGGCCGCACTCATCAGTGCCTGAGACTGCATCTGCTTTTGCTGCTCCCTTGACAGGTACTCGTTCAATCCTGAGTCAGCACCGCCAAACAGTAAGCCGCCAAGGTTTGATGCAAACGATGATGGCGCGACATTTGATGCTGGCACTTGGAAGTCGGAGTAAGGCACTGCCGCTGGATTAGCAAGTTCTCTAATCCTTGCAGTTTCAGCAAACATCTGTTGCAATTCTTCATTAGTCATATGTCACCTCATCCAAGTAAGCCGCCACTGCGTACACCGTACATCTTCATCAAGTCTTCATAGCTCTGATTGCCGCCCATGGGCAACTGAGCTGCCTGCATTGGTGTCATTTCCATTTGCGGCATTGGCGCTTGTTGCTCTGGTTTGCCCATAAGCCCACCCAAGGCTTGCATTGCGCCAAGTGCAGTTTGCATATTCATGCCGCTAGTAGGCATCTGACCAAACGATGATGGTGGCATCATGCCTGTGCCGGTTGCTGAATCAGCATATGTATTTCTTGGCATAGTCATACCAAGATTCATGCTTGGCTGACCACCATACAAATCCATGCCAGTACCCATTGACGGTTTACGCATACCGCCTGCGGCATTGCCACCGCCAAATAAGTTCGTTAAGTAGTTCATCCGAATAAGCCTCCAAGCAGACCGCCGCCAATTGCGCCAATCGCTGTGCCAACGCCTGGGAAGATTGATCCAAGCTGTGCGCCAGCCAATGCGCCACCCAATGCGCCTGACGCAACATTGCGACTTGTTGGCTGACTTGATCTGCCAGTGCTTGTGCTTGTACCTGTCATAGTTGACCCAAGGTTGGCGGGTTGTGCGCCCATTGCAGCCTGCTGAATAGCCAACTGTTGCAGCGGCAGATTACGCTGTGCATCCAACGCTAACTGTGCGTATTGCTGTCTGGTCAATCCAAGATTCATGGCGTTTTGAAAGCCTTGCATATTTATGCCGCGTGCTGCCTTTGCCAACTCTGCCGCTGTATTAAATCCACGATAACGCAAATCTGATGCAGTGCGTGATGCTTCGCGCAAGGCCGCTTCATCGGTCAACGCTGACTGAACACCAGCGCGTGAGCCACCAAAGGCTTTGGCGGCAGTGGCTCTCTCTGCGTCACGCAAACCCGCCATTTGTCTGGATTGCTCAATGTCTCTCAAAGACTGTTGGACTACTTCAGATTCAAAAGGATTTTGAAAAGCCTCAATATCTTCAGCGCCAAAGGGCTTCATGCTTGCTTCGTAAAGCGCCTTTTCTCCAGCCACATAGCGCGGATCAAAGTCAGCAAATTGCTGAACACCAAGACCGCCAGCAGTAGATCGCGCCAAGCCTAGATTTTGTAAATATGCCGCCCGAGACTCTGGATCAATCATCGTAGTTTGCGATTGATTCTGCGTTTGTGATTGATTTTGTACTTGTGGTTTTCCACCCTTAGACATAAGTCACCCCTATAAGTCTTTGCACATTACGAACCACTTTGGCTCGTATCCCCTGTCTCTTAAAAATGATCTCTCCCAACCCTTACGGCCAGCGAGAGACACTCGGCTGCAACCTTCACTCTTCCCCCACGATTCGATGATAGGTTGCATCAATCGGAGTTCATCTAGGTCGCCGCCAGCAAGGAAGAAGTGCAAATCCTTTAACTGCGGGTAGACAATGATCTCTGTCACTATTACTGAATCAAGACCTGGCCAGAGCTGAAAATGCCCTTTTCCAATGCCTTCAGCAATATCCTCAACTGCGTGACTGCCTCCAGAGTATTCTAGTGCCGCAGCCACATGATGGCGCAGTCTCTCAAACTCTTCCCAATCAATCAACGCTTACCTGACGCAACAGCGTCAACTCGGGTCACGCCAACACGCCAATCTTCCAGCACAGCGCCTGTGTAGCGAATCTTGACCTGACGGCCAGAGAACCGCGCATCTGTGGGCTGTGACGCTGAATACGGTCCGTGTGTCGTTTCCACTGATGTCGGATACATCCGAGACTTGAAACTGATCTGCACCTCGCCAAGCGCCATCTCGTCTGGTATCACTTGACGCACCGACATGATGTTCTCTCCCACACCAATCTCGTATGGTCCAGACTCAGCATAGACAGAGCCGCCGTCATAGCCAAAGCCCACCTCATGCTCATAGATGTAGCCTGATGCGTCCACCATGATGGGATTGAGATACACGCCACGGTCTACGCCAGCAGTGCGCCCCAAAGTGCCAATATTCCAATGGCCTTCGCGGTAGTTGTAGATGACATAGGAGTCAACTTCATTGCTTGAGCTTGATGGGTAGAACCACCACACCTCACCGTATTTGCTGTTGTGTACAGCATAGACTTTGCTGGCTTGGTTGTAGTTCATGTTGCTGAACACATAGTCAGAGACATCGCAAGGCAATGGCTTGACATAACCGTCAAATACCCAGAATCCTGATCTGCTCATCCACATGGCGGCAGAGTCGATGGCCGCCACAGACTGACTTGAGATCACGCCACAGCCTGAACCGGCACGCTCAAACGAATAGACATAGGGTAGGCCGACATAAGTCGCGGTGTGGACATCGACATCAGTGAACAGCAAATTGATGCCCCTGACGCGCTTTCCGCACTTGAGTGAGCCAACCGTGTTCAGTTCAAAGTCACCGGCCTGATTGGTGGCTGCCGCCGTCCATGTCGTGTTGTCCTCTTGGTCTGACCACTTCACCAAACGCGGATTGCTGGACGCACCCAAAGCAAACAAGAATCGCTCGGCAGTAGACAGCAAGGCCGCACAGCCGGTTGGCGCGTTGGTGATGGCCACCGCCAAGGTTGGCGTTGTGAATCCCAACTGCCATTCGTAGAGCTTGCCATCAGAGTCGGAACAAGCCACCAGATACTCGCCCCAAGTGTCCAGACTCCATGTGGTGGCAGGCGCTACTGCGCCAGCGTCAGGACGCGCCACGCCATAAGCAAATGAGCCGTAAGTGTTGTAGCCATAGCCTGTGCCACTGACGGCATCAGCGCGGCCAGAGGCAATACCTGTTGGCGTGATCTCTTTGATCACATTGTTTTCGTCCATGGCGTAGAGCTTGGACTGCGTACCGGCGGCAATGTACCGCGCACCGGAGTTTGTCTTCCAAGTCAATATTCCACGGCACTTGCCTGTCAGTGCGGTGGCCGACTTCTTACGCCAGCCGCCAATGGGACGCAAGGTGTTTTCGTACCAACGCACAAGATTTGCGTCATACCAGCGGCCAGCAGACTGATACTCTGTGCCATTACGGTACACGCCAGCAGGGATTTTGAGAGGAATGAGTGCCATGGCTGAATTATGCGGTTTCTACTGACAGATTGGACACGAATGAAAGAGTGGCAATTACTGACGGCACTGCCGGTCTGGTTGGCGAGCTGCTGGCATCAAAATGCTCAATGCTGACGCTAGTATTTGTTGTTCGCCACATGATTTCTACATAGTCATTGGCCGCCAGACTGACAAAGAAGTTAAGCGCAGCAATTAAGTGAGATGGATCGCCACTAGATTTTCTTTGTGTAAGGTGAAATCTGCTGTTTGAATTGTCAATGTTTGTGCCATTCTTGCGAAACCATACATCTACATCTTGGCCGTCATTGGTGGTGTTTTTAAACTGAATGCTAAATTGCAAGTTGTAGATTCCAGCCTGCGCCACATTGAGCCTTGACGAATTCGACAAGGTAACGCCATTGCTGAAGTCGGTGGTGTTAAAGGTGACGGCGTAGGCTGTGGTGGTGTTGGCCGCAGTCTGGTCTGTGGAGTCCTGAAAGCCGCCATAGGGATTGTTGATCCACTTGCCACCACGCCTGCCGAACAACGCTGAAAACAACGCTGCGAGCTTGCTGAAGTAGGTATTCAAGCCGCCAAAGGATTGTGTGAAGAAACCCTGATCGTAGGCAACATCAGCCGCGCCAAGGTTTGGCGGTGTTGGTGGTGTTATCTGCTGATCAAGGTTAAGTGCCATGGTTTATGCCACCAAGCCATTCAAGTAGGTAGTCTTACCGGCAACCTTGGTGGCGGTGAGTGACTGAGATTTAAGGTTTGATGGCGAATATGAGCAATGCACCCACCCCGCATTTGGATCACCGCCTGGCGTGTAAAACTCTAATATCAATTGAGTGAATTTCAGATTGCTTTCGATCCACGCTGCCAACTCAGGATTGGGTACACCATCAATCTCAAAATCGCAGGCTTGGCCCTTGCAATGGTCCGAGGTAGCAGAGCCTCCAGCCGCCTGATTCAAAGCACTACATCTGAACCCAGATGAAATCTTCACAGGCTTGCCAAAATGATCGCGCACTGGTTGCAAGATGTTTTCGCAGAGCAAACGCAATGACTCGATCTGCTCTTCATTTGGCGTATTGTCAATATCCAAGCGTGTCGCTGTCTCAGACTTTGTGAGTTCTTTCAGAGTGAAATTTGCTGATAAGTTCATTTGGTGTTCCTTATGGTTTCGTAGGATTCAAGACAGGTGTTGAGTTTTCTGATGGCGGCATCTCCATCGGCTGCGATCTGGAGAAGATCGGCAGCGACATCAACCGATCCACTAGATTCGGCTCTTGCTTCTCCGCTGTCACTTCCGCTGGCAGCGGTGGCGGTTTCGGACACTGGAACGGCGCAGTTGGGCGCTTTGACAGGAAGCCGCAGCTTGAGAGCACCACTGCTGAGATCAGCACGCAACTGATTTTCTTTAGCCTTTGCAACATTGTTCGCCTTTCGTAATGTGTCACCGTATGTCTGCGCTACCTTTGCCATCGCTTGCTCAGTCTCACGCGCCTTGGCGTTTAACTCGGCAATCTCTATTTGCTGGCGCTGGTACTCTGAATCTTTACCCTTGTAGTATCCACCGCTGAAAGCAGTGCCCATGGCCAGCACAAAGCCAAGAATCACCCAAGGGTTAAATATCGTCATGACTCAGCCTTGCCCCTGACATACGCCTGTGCCGCCATGAATGCCACCACAATCGTTCCCATGGCGGCGCAGTAGGTGGTGGCCAAACCGTTCAGCGCATTAACCTTCTCCAGCGTCACTAGCTCGGAAGCCATGTACGCAATGATGACGGGAGGAAAAACCAAGGCAGCCCACGCCATGATGCGTTGCTGGTCTGCCATCTTGTCCATGTTCTCAATGGTGATCATGCGCTCGGACCGTGCTAGTTCGCTGTCAGTCACAACGCCATCATGGTCAGTATCAAACTTGTTGAATTCAGAATCTTTTTCCAGTTGCTTACTCATCTTTGTCCCTTTCCTTTTGCTCGATCTTTTTACGCAATGCTTCCACCTTTTCGATCTGCTGCTTGGACTCGTTCTTCACTTCCAGCACATCTAGATACAGTATTGCCATCAAAGGCAATAGCAGGGCAATCAGTACGCAAGCCGCAATCCATCCGATCATCTCTTCCCCCAGTGACTTACGAACCACAGCCACAGCCACAGGTACAGGAGGAATATAAAAGTCACCACTACTCCCGCCAGCTTTGCTTGCAGGTTTCTTTCCTCTTGACGGTGTAGCCATCTGTCTTGCCTCTTCTTCGCCTCCTCCTTGAGTCTAGCTTTTTCCTGTTCCTCTGAGATGACTTCGCGCATCTTGAAGACTTCGGAGTACAGTGCGCCCATCTCTGGCGGTGACTGATACACCATAGTCTCTCGGATTTGAATCACCAGCCTGTCCATCTCTTGTTGCGCCATCACACGCTTTAAGGCAGCTTCCATGAGGTTTTGATCAGGGTCATAGACAGTTTGGCTTTTCTCTTCTTCCTCCCTGATGTGCGCGGCCAGTTGTTCTTGTAGCTTGAAAAACTCGGTCAGGCTTCTGACAATGTCAATCTTGACTTGAGTCTCATCAACTGCGACATAGGCTTGCTTCTTTTTCGCCAGAGGCTTTGCACTGGCGGCTGGCTTTTGTTTGCCACCAAAGAATGACAGCAGTTGATTCCAAAATCCATGAACCTCTTTGCCAATTGCGATGACTTCATCAGCAGTGGCTTTGATCTCAACAAAGGATTCCTTGGCTTGCTTGTACAGCTCGCATCCGGCTTGGATGTTCTTAACCAACCCAGCGGCAAGCAGACAGATGCTGATCGGATCAATTTACAGCTCCTAGAGCTTCAGCACCAGCGTCAACAGCATACCAATGATGGCAGCGCATGACCCTATCAATATCTGCTCAATGCGCTTGAGTCGAGCGTTGATGCTGTCGTAGCGAAACTCGCACACTTGTTCGTGCGTGTCTAATCGTGCTTCAACTGGTGTCATGTTGCTGTCTCAGTAGGCGCTGGTTGTGCTGCCGCTGCTGCCGCATCTGCAAGTGCTTGCGCCTCTGCTTGCTGTGCCGCTACTGCCGCATCATGGATGGCTTGTTCTTCAGGTGAGTACTCAACGATTGAGGTTACGCCTGTCTCTACATTAACTACGATTCTGTGTGTCATTTTTTATCCTTCATACATGATATTTATACTGCCAGAGTCGAATGTGTTCGTGCCGTTTATAGAAGTGATGCGTACTCTGTCAAGTGTGCCTGAGAGTGTTTTTCTACCACCGCCAAACATTGTGTAAGAAGGAGAAACCAGTTCTGCCATGTGTGTCATAACCCACAAATTTGTTGATACATCTAATAAAGTGATAACAGCAGTACCTGTAACAAACAGTGATGGTTGCCCACCACCATTGTCCATAACATAACCAGTAGTCTCTGAGTTTGATCCACCAGCCGCACCAGTAGAGTAAGCACTAGTGCTGTTATATCCTGTGTTTTCAATACCGCCAGAGTCCCCAATTTGTATTAGCAGTCGAGAATTAGTTCCAGCGGCACTTAAATTTTGAAACATCACAGTAATTCGCTTCACCCATGATGGGATGCTTGTGAAGTCAACGCTTACACCTGATGTGCTGGCAACAGCAGTGCCAGAGGTAATCCCCAGTACCGTACCATTGTTGATCGTGACGCTTGCTGAACCATCGATTACTGTTGACATGATTTATCCTTCATATATGATATTTACGCTTCCGGCATCGAAAGTATCCGTTCCATTTACGGTGGTGATGCGGACTCGGTCAAGAGTTGCGGAAAGTTCTTTTGCACCGCCACTTGCACCAATGTAGCCAGCGCTTGTGCCACTAATAACGCCAGACTGACACCAAATATTTCCGCTTAAATTTGTCAGCGTTATTGAGCCTCCCCATACTTGGGCGGCGGCATTTTGAGCAGTTAAATCAAAACCTGCTGTGCTATTAGCTGTTGCGCCAGCGTTAAAACTACCACCAGAATATCCTGTGTTTTCAATACCGCCAGCATCGCCTATTTGAAGCAAAAAATTACTTGTTGCACTTCCACTGACACCACTAAACATTACAGTGATGCGTTCAACCCACGCAGGGATGCCAGTGAAATCAATTGATGTTCCGCTAGTAGATGCAACAGCAGTACCTCTCACAATCCTCTGCAACTGCGCCCGTGACGCATTGCTGTCAGTCCCAAAGAATTGACCGTTGTATTCAATGTTGCCAGCGGCAGCTGTACCAATCAGCGTGTCAGAAGTTAAAGCAAGTATTGACATGATTAAGCCTTTGGATATTTGTCTTTGACTGCCTGAATTGCGGCTTTCCATGCGTCCATGCCGCCATGAAACAACAAGTCAAATTGGTCTGCAAATGGTGGGTATTCTGATGCTCGTTTGGCTTTGTATGCGTTTGGGTCAATCCAAGCATTGACTGCATCTAAGTCAATTTCAACTTTGTTCCCTTGTGCATCAAAAGCACCTGTGCCATCATCAACAGAGACAACTTGCGGGTAAAGAGCATATATTGCATCGTGATTCATGCCGCTATCTCCATAAGTGTTATTGTCGATGCGTTGCGGCCATTATTTGCGTTATCTGCATCACTTGCGTTTTGGTTTATATAAAGTGTCCCACCAGATTCTACTAAACCTTGAAATTTATAGGTTGTAGATGATGTGGTTGCTGGAGAGTCTAAAAAAGTAATTGAAAATGGACTACGGCCTCTATCTCCATTAATTGTTGCATAAGCAGAAGACCGAGTTCTACTACCAGCCGCATCGCCAACAGAGATTCTTGTTGCCCCACTAAACAATACTGCTTGAGCCATGTAATTTCCATTGGTCACATTTAGAGATAAGCTGCACAGCACTAAAATTTTACTTGTTGCAGAAGTTGGAGTTATGCTTACGCTTAACCCAGTAATATCAACAAGAGTTGTGCTTGTCGTGGTAAAAACATTGGTTTTGGCGACGCTAACAACTTGCAACACAGTTCCCACGGTCTTATCGGTAAGAATAGTTCCAGTTAATGCTGGAAGCGTCAGCGTATTTGTACCAGCAACAGCAGGGGCTGATACTGTGATAGCCCCGCTGGTGTCTCCTGAAATAATTACTGAGGACATATTTTTCCTTTACAGAACAACCCAGCGACAACCGCTAGATACTGTGACCGTTTGACCAGAGGCAATTGTGATTGGCCCTGATGACATTGCTGAGTACCCCACCGCAATCGTATAGCTTGTTGCCACTGACTGACTGTTTACCACAATGCCGTTACCTGCCGTCAGCACAGAAGATGTAAATTCGCCTGTGCTTGGTTTATAAAGTAGTTTAGCGTTACCTGTGTATACGGTTGTTGGTGTTCCAGTGGTTGCGGCTGCAAATATTGGATACAAGTTTGTTGCTGTAGTCGTGTCGTTTGATAATGTTGACCCTCCGCCTACAGCAGACCATGCAGTGCCGTTGTAGCCCTCAAATGTATTTGTGTCAGTGTTAAACCTTAACGAACCAGCCACACCTGTGGGTTGTTGTGCAGTTGTACCTTTTGCCAACAACACAGCTCCTGTGCTTGTAAAACTTGCATTCCCAGTTACTACAAGTGTGGATATATTTGCAGTGCCACTCACATTTGCAGTTGTGATGGTAGCCACGTTCATGCTGACATTACCAATAACAGACACGTTTCCATTAACAGTTGCATTTTGGCTAACTATTAACGTACCTACGTTAGCAGTAGTAACATTTGCTGTAGTAACAGACACGTTTGTGATAGTCACATTTCCACTTGAAATAGTGACATTACTTAAAGTTAAGCCATCTATAGTGCTAACAGTGCTGCCAAGTGTCAGTGTGGTTGTTCCCACAATTACATTGCTGTTTGCCAAGTATCCATTTGGAAAAGCAGTAGAAACACTAGATATGCTGACGTTGGCAAGACTTAAATTGTTGATGGTGCTTATAGAGTCACCAAGGACAACAGCCGTATTACCAATAGTAATAGCGGTAGCGAAGTTGCTATCAAGCTGAGACAGCGGAATAGAACCCGTTGCCGATTGAAAGGTATACGGAACTGCCATTTAAAACCTCACTCTCAATTCATGTTCAAACTCAAATGTGTTTACGACAAAAGCGGGGTCTGTTGATGTCATGGTCAAACCCAGATATTTGCCGTATTGCTGTGCATCTGATTTATACAAGTTGTATCCACCAGAAGACAGCCAAGGAATAATTGCGCTAAAACTGTTTGTCCAAGGAATAACAACTGAACTGTTGTTAATCCAATTAACCGCACCGTTGGTTAAAGTGTAAGGGGGGCTACTTCCGTACTCACTATCAACAGTAACAGTAAAGGTGGCAGAATTAGACAATGTTGCTTCAATACCAAACTTCAAGGCTTGTTTGGTTCTAATAGGGTCTTTCATAGGAGACAAAGATGTCTGTATCTCAGAAGAGATATTTGCAGTTGCATCCCCGTACAGCTTGAAAAGAGCAGTCTCTGTTACCCCATACAAGTTAATCAAGCCACCTACAGGGGCAGATGACACATACCGCAACGCACCCTGGCTTGTCACAAACCATTTCTTCTCAAAAAACACGCACTGTACAAACCTGTCTCCCGTGGTGGTAGGAAAACTGGAATTCAGGTAGAAGTTAAATGCAGCGCAGAGAATGTTGTTTAGCAAGACCTGACCAGCAGTCACAGGTTTGGTAAAGTCAATATAGGGAAAGATGCCATCTAGTTGGTCAGAAATCTTGCTTGTTGTTGAGCCAACTAGGGCATACACCCCGTAGTTATTCATAAACAGCACAGAACGGAAGTAAGGGTAAACAGCGTACTTGAGCTTACTGCCTACAGACGCAGACACGTTTGTGTTCGTAAATAGGGTATCCCCTGTGTTTGTAATCCGCACATCTGAGAACACGTTGATGCTGTCTTCACCAAAAATGTACAGAAAGTTGTTGGCAGACACCATGTTTTGTATGTTGCCACGCAAGGTAGAGTCTGTAATTGTCTCTGACCCCGCAGAAAGAGAAGTGAAATCAGTAGGACTAGTTGCAGAGGAAAAGGTAACTGTACGACCTGTAGCAACCCATACCCGACCAGAAAAGGTAGAAACACTTGCTATCTCTTCTAGGTTAGGCACACCTATTACAGTGGCATTTGCATTTCCCGTAGGAGTAGGAGGAGCAGCTATCGTGACTGTAGGCACACTTGTGAAGTTGTTGCCCACATTTGACATGATGACTTGTGTTACTGCATTGCCAAATACGATAGCAGTAGCAGCGGCATTTGCTCCACCACCACCAGAGATGGTTACAGCGGGAGGAGATGCAGGGTTATAACCAGAACCACCGTTTGTAACTTGAACAAACAACGCACCTTTTGTAAAGGTAAGGATTTCAGCAATAGCAGTAGCACCGCTCCCGCCACCGCCTGTAATTGTTACGGTAGGTGCAGCGGTATACCCGCTACCGCCTTCAGTAATAGCGATGGATGACACGGCATTTGCAGTGATTGTTGCCTCTGCTGTGGCCTGTGTGCCATTTGCCTGGTTAGGGGCAGAGATGGTAACTGCTGGCGCAGAAATATATCCTGACCCCCTGTTTGTAATCCCTATCTGACCTACACCACCAACATTAAGTAGGTTCGTGCCATCCCAAGAAAAGAGTCCTTTGTTGGGGTCACCTATATATACCTCTTCATTCTTCCACTGTGCGATAGATATATTTGCAGAAGAGAATGTACCTGTCACGCCAACATTGCCTACAGTACCTGTGTCTATGATGACGTACTGTCCTCTACCATCTTCTTGGAAAGCCAACAAATAGTCAGACAACTCTAAATTTGTATTGACAAGCGTTGTTACCGTGTTTCCAAACGAGATAGCGTTATTACCACCATCTTTAACAGTTACTTGGGCTGGAACAATCTTGATGTTGCCAAACCCGATAGGCATGGCATTTTCTATCCACGAAAACTCTTCCTCATCAATAGCTGTTCTATTGGCCTTGGTATTCAGGCCTTTGAAATTCTTATAGACAGCATAAGATTTCTTTTGTTCTGCTGCTGCCATGATTAGAACGTGCTATAGGGGTCAGGGATTCTGCGGGTATACACAGAGTTCAGCACTGCTTGAACCTGCTTGGCATATTCTTGTTTGTATATTTCAGCTTCCCCATAGCTCTGCTCCTTGTACTTGGCTTTGTAAGCCGCATAAAAAGCTACAGGAGTGGTGTAGGGGTCTTGTATCTGGTCATTAGCGTTGGGCGTGTTCAAGCTCAATGGCGTAGGCAAGATAGTGCTGTCTATCTCCACCACATAGGCTTGGTCTGGAACAGGGCCAATGTAGATATTGTTTTGACCATAAACAGAGAAACACACGGGTCTACCTACATAATTTTGCCAGTAGCGTAGCTGTGCGTTGAAGTTTGACCAGGGCAAGTACCGCAAAGGAATACGGCTGTTGCCCCAGTAAACGTTGACGTTCAGAATGTCTAGTGTCGTGCCTGTGGCAATAGTGGCATAGGGAATAATTTCCGCAGGGCCAGAATATTGTAAAGTGGCAGTGCCATCTGTGAATGGAGTAGAAGGCGGAAAAGTGTAGCCAGAAGCTGGATAAGGCGGGGCTGTACTACTTAACACACCACTGACAGTTACTTCGTAAATGAAAATGTTATTGAATACAAACTCGCCAGCAGTAACAGTAGCACCCGCAGTCCATACGGTTGCGGGTACGCCTGTGTTAGAAATTGGGGTGGCAGTAATTTGAAGGGTGCGTAAGCACCCAGTATCTCTCGCTACTCGCTCACGGGCATCGTTGATGTAGTCCGTTAGCTCCGAGGTTGTCCAGAAGACAGAGTTTGCATCATGCAATAAACGCTGTACTTCCGTGATGTAGGAAGAGAGAGTTGCCATGTTACCTTCATGTTATGCAACCCTCTGATTGGACTTTCCCCCCACGGCTCTCTCAAGCCGTAAGGGTACTACGCCAACAGCCGAGGGTAACGAGCTGTTCTTTTTGGGAGACTCTTCAGAAATTTGAACACCCCTGAATTTTTCCGTTGCTTCTTCAAGTTCGCTGTGAAGTCGTATCAAACCCAACTGGACAAGATACTTCTCCTTGTCCTCATCTTCGTAACCAAGCATGTGCCTAGCAGCAGGGACAGTCAACTCAACTGTCTTGCCAATAGGAAAGTCATAACCGACATAGTTGTACTCAGCGTACAGGTCTTTATCGGTATGGTTAGTTACATAAACGAGTTCTGTCATAGAGTTACAACGTCACCGTACACTGCGATGTCAACTGTGTTGTTTGCGGCAGCGGCTGTATTGACACACACAAACAAAGAACCAGAATAAATTGTTGTGGCAGTGTTTGCCGTCAACCCTAAATCCTGATACTTTGTTGTTGCTGTGATATTTCCCAATACAACTGCGTTAGAAACTGCGTTTGCGACGACACCATCACTGCTGTTAATGATGGTGACGTTGGCAAGCGCAACACTTCCATTGGCATTTTGGACAGTAATACGGCGAACAATGTAGTTTGTACCGATTGTTGGAATAGTTGCTCGTGCATTACCTGTGCTTCCCAAACCTAAGGGAGTAGAGGTGTGCCCAATCAAAACATTACCAAAACTATCGGGATACAGTGCGCCTACATGGTTTGCGTTCATACTGTCTCCTTAACTTGTGTAGGTGCTGTTTGCGTTGATACCACCATTGATGGTAAGAGCAACAGCAGAACCTGCGCCAGCAATAATTGACTGTGCAAACACGTTCACGCCATCAGACAAAATCATGCCGCCAGTGTTATTGGCAAGCAAGGTTGCGATGGATGAGCCGTTATTTGCAGTAACAATTACGTTAGCTGCGGGAAACACCATGTAAGTACCTGCGGGAATCACAGTACCTGCGTTAGCGGCAGTCAGTGATACGTTGGAGAAGTACGCACCAGCAGTGTTGGTGGTTGCATTCGCCAGAATGATTTTGTTCATTGCTAAAGCCATGACTTTTTCTCCTTACAGTGAAAGGTAGTTGTAACCCGTCACCTTGGTCATTGACTTAGGTTTGACGTTCACCAATTCGGCAATCATCAAAACTGCGCCAACATAACCAATTTGCCAGTTAGGAAGTGTGGACTCAAAGCCTGTAAACACAAACGAACCTTGCTCATGGATGTACAGAGACAAGTAGTTGGTGTTCAGGAAGTACACAGTACCTTCAGGGCAGTAAGGGTCTGGATAGATAGGTACGCCAGCAACCATCAAGGCACGGAAAGCAGCTTGAGGGCCATTGGTTTCGCCATCAAAACCTGCGCCTGGGGTGATAACGTATTGCTCTTGACCTACAAAGTCTTGAGCCAACAGTGTCCAAGTGCCAAAACCGCAAACACCAAAGCTAGGCATTTCAGCACCAGCTTTCACTGTGCCAGAAATGTATTGCAGAATGTTTTGACGGGTTGGGTTCACAGAGCCAGCGGCATACTGTGAAGACTTCCACCAAGTGTAGGTGCTACGGTCAATGTTGCCGTAAGTACCTGAGTTCGCAACAGCAGCGGGTAAACCGATGAACTGTTGTGTATTGGTGGTGTTGGTGTACAAAGCGGTTGCCATTGCATCCATCATCACGTTGGTTGCATCGTTCATACGAGCTTCAATCAACGGAATAATGGCAGCATCTTGCTGAACTGCGCCTTCCATACCGAGGAACGGTACAGGAGAAATCATCAGTTTCAGGTCGAACTCAGCGTTGTAAGCACCTTGCTGGACTGACGGTTGGGCAAAAGAGCCACTGTAGTCAGACCATTGAGCGTTCACAAACTGTGCGCCTTGGACGGGAACGGTTACGGAAGACACGCCACCAGAGGCTGACTGACTGTTGGCAATCAGAGCCGCCATGAGGGGTGTCGAGTTATAAAGCTGGACAACCAGCTTGGGGATGAAGGCTCTACGAGTAACGTAAGTCAGTTCGTTGAACTGTGCTGACCCTGTTGCTGGTAGGATGCCGCCGCCAATAGCCATAAGGCCTCCTATGAAAAAAAACTACCCTCTTACAACCCAATAGGACGTTGCGGTTTACGCAAGTCATTGAGCGCATTCATTGCCTCATTACGAGCAGCGGCTGCTGGATTCTTCCAATACTTGTTCAAGTCAAATTGCTTGACAGCACTTGGGTTGTATCCAGATGAAGTAGGCACTGCGGCTTTCTTCATCCACTGATGGTATTCGGCTGCTGTTTCGTGATTTGTGATACCACGCTCCAACATGATTTTTTCTACGTCACCAACTTCTGATTCGTTAGAAATCAAACCCTTTTTCATCAAGCTCTGTCTGCGATTGTTAAGTTCTTCAATCGCTTCTTTCTCACGCAACTTGGCTTCTAAGGCTTGCACACGGTCTTCAGAACGGCTGACCGCTCTGTGTGTGTAGTCTTCAATGTCGAGTTCAGGAATAGGAAGGTCTGGTTTGACCTTTCTAGTCATACGCAAGAAGTCTTTGCGAGTATCAGGGTTTTCCGCAAGAGTTTGAGCAAGTGCAGCCAACTCATCACGGGCTTCTAAGGAAAGATTTTCTAGTGACATAAAGTTACCCTCTTTATACGATTAAATGACACGCTTACCATCACCTGGCTTTTGGAGAGCCATGCTTGATTTGTTCAATTTGTTCGGGCCACTCAAGCCACCGAACTGAGAAAAACGTGGAGTGTTGGTGACAACGCCATTTTGTTGGTTGTTGTCTGTTGGTTTGCGAGGTGCAGCTGCGCCTCTGGGCTTAAAGAGTTCCATTTTGATTCCTTACATTGGGGGAGGAGAAGGCATACCGCCAGCGGGAGGCATACCAGGGATAGGTGCTTGAGCCATTGCTCTGCCTTCAGGGGTAGCACCACCCGCCTGTGGCAAGGTTTGCAGTAACTGAAGAATCTCAGATTGCTGTAATTCGTCAGTTTTGCCTTTTTTCTGACCAATCAACCCACTGAGTGCACGAATAGCGTTGAGGGTTTTCTTCCCCTCCTCAGAAACTGAGCCAAAAGCGGGAAGAGATTGCTCAAGCAAGTCGATAGCCATACTTATGTTGATAAGTGCGGCTTCTTTATTTCCCATCTTGGGTTCTGGAGTAGACATAGGAGAAGCCATTGGAGGAGGCTCTGGAGCCTCTGTGTCCATTTCTTCTGGTTCTTCCTTTTCGTTAGGGGTCGGTGCACCCGCAGCCGCTTGGCTACCTCGCATTAACTCCATCAACTTATCTGGTGGAACACTCATAATCACTCCTTGCCGTGTTTGTAACCACTTACAAACATCTTGTCAATAGGTAGAGGGCATTTTTTGTCAGCCCTCTGTAGACATTACTTGCGGCCTTTACGGGCTTTGCGTCCCATACGAGCCATTTTGGGAGCCATTTTTGCTTTTCCGTACATCATGATAATTTCCTTTTACAAGGCCACCTACAAAGGGGAGGCAGCCATACCCATTCCTCACGGAATCCTGATTAACGGCGGCACTTACGACCGCTTTTTGGCTTCATGTTCATCGCATTCCTCCAGTTTGTTTACGGTTGAAGTCACGTTGGCTTCTTCCGTATGAGGTTTTATACCCTGTTTGACGCAAAGTCAAGTTAGGTGCGGCCTCATTGCGTTTCAAAGAAGCGGTGTCAACCCTTGGTTGGTCAGCCGTAGGTTGTGTCATACCTGTATTGTTTGTAGCCATCATCCCACCTTTTTCAAGTCTGGTTTACCTTCTGCCTTTGGAGGTTGCATTTGCTGCGCTTGTTGCTCCATAGCTTGTTGAGCAGCTTGCTTTTCCTCTGCTTTTCTGAGCCTATCCAACAACAATTGTTTCATTGGAGGCTCAATCATGTCAAGCAAGGACTCTTTGTCAATCACGCCAGCCTGGAACAACTCAAACGCCATCTTGCGGCTATCTTCCATGAAGATGGGTGAATTTGAATGAGCATCTACTTTCACCACAAAGTCTTTGGTGAACTGTTCGGCAATGAACTTGATTCCTTTTGTGTCTGTGTAGTGAGTGTTGTCATAGACCTGCATACACTTGAGATACAAGGTTGCCATCTTCTCCAAGCTGTCCTCAATGACAAGGGCACGTTTCTTTGCTCGGCTTGAGCCTAGTCGAGCAAGTTGTGAGGCATGTCCTGAAGAACGAACACCTGCTTCGCCACGGCCTTGCAGTACAGAAACAATGCCAGAGGCTTCCTCAAACATCAGGTCAACTTCACCAATTTCTCGGAATAAATCAGGTGGGATAGTAGGTGCTAACTTCTCTACTTTGGCGTTTGGCATATCAGTTGCCAGTAAGCCACCCGCACGGTTTAGCGCAAAGCTCTTCTCATCAAGAATACCTGTAAAGCCAATCAGGGCGGTAGGTGGGCTGACTTGTTTGGCAAGCATGTCCAAGATTTCGGTCATGCGTTTGTTGCGTAACTGCTGGAGGTAGATTAGACGCTGTACCTCGGACGCCCCCCAGTAGTAATCGTAGAGCGGGTTGGGGCAGATTTGGACAAAAGGCAACTCGCCTTTCAAGAACATGGACTCGCCTGTACGGTCATAGATGATGACGTTGGGGTCAGCCTTTGTGACCACCTGATAGTCTTTAGTCTCATCATTCCAGACCCACAACTCGACCATTTCTATAGTCTCTTCAGAGACTTGCGCCTTGTAGTTCGGGTTACCTGTCAAGTCAAGGTTGATGTTGCCGTACATGGTGGGGTTGGACTGCGACAAGATGATGCGTTGAATGCCGTTGGCAATCTCTGTACGCTCATGCTGTGTAGTCATTACCCGCTGGACGATAGAGTCTCTTTGGGGATGACTGTAGAGTCTGTCATACAACTCAGACTTGGTGATGTAGTAGGTTTGGACAATGGCTTCTTGTCTGTCAGTGTAGGCACTGTCTTCACGCAACACGCCTATACAGGCGGGTTCTACCATGTAGGGGTGGATGCCGTTATTGATGACGAGCTTGACAAAGGTGGTGTTGTAGCAAAGTGACCAAGTAACTGCGGTTGAGAATACTTGGTCAGCGTTGCTGTTGAGCCACTCATCGTGCAAAGCCTTACTCAGGCTTGGTACTTTGATTTGTTCTTGCTCTGGGACAGACGCGCCTGTGTGGATAGAGAACTTGGTGGTTTCTGCTGAGTACAGGAACGAGGTCAGTTGGTCAATGTGCGGGTAGATTTTGTTATAGATGGCGGGAACGTCATCAGGCGCATTGCCAAACAGGTAGTAAGAACGCAAAGAAGCGTAGTCAACCTTGCGTTGTTCACGACTGACAAGGCATTTTTCTATCAAGTCAAGATAGAACTGTTCTCTGGCTACGGGTTCTTTAGGTATTCTCATTTTCTCACCTGTAAGTTATCTGGGTCTGCCATGTAGCTGGCGGTTCTCGGCCCTTGCAGGTCACCCGCTGCTTTGGGATTTATGCCTACAGATTCTCCGTTAACAGACTTAAATTGTCCACCCATAACAGATTTCATGTTGATATTGCCGCCTCCACCCCAGATAACGGAGTCACCAGGGCGGGTTTGTCTTTGATTATTGGACTGAATTGCGTCTGTAGCCTCGGCAAACTGTTTGTCAGTGAGCTTATTCTTGCGTTTCATGTACCCAGTCTGGTGTTCACCAGCTTTTGTGGACTTAATGTCCGTCATGTCGTACTCAATAGCAAGTTGTTTCAAATTATTGTCGGTTGCAGAGGTTTTTGCCGACCTTGTGCCTACAGGCTTCAAGTGAACGACAGATAACTCACCTTTGCAATGTTTCATGGGGCATGTAGCCTCCCATGCCTCAAAAATGCCGTGGTTTGTGCAGTAATAGTCTCTCAAAATACCCATTTTTACCCCCTAAGTGCTTCGTCAAGTGAAATTTCGCTGTAATCGTGCCTGTTTGCCATCCCAACTTTGATTTTTATGCCATCTGAGGTCACTTGCAGACCCATTTTTGGCTTAAAAACGGGTTGAGATTCTTTCCTGTAGTCCACATAGCGGGTGTTATCTATGCGTTTCATAACCTTTACGTTACCCGCTTTCCACTGTTGGTAGGCTTTACTGACCCGTTTTTGCACGTTTTCTGTCAGTGGCTCTTCGTTATAGATGAATACATCATGGAAATGACCATGACTTATCCCTGCAAGTTCGGCAAAAAGGGCTATAGAGATGCCTCTATCCTTGTCTGCATAGAAGCGTTGCATGTGTTTTGTCAGTTCACGCTTGCTTAACGGACTCATATTGGTACTCCACTGTGTAACCTTGGTCTTGCAACCACAACATAAACTTAACTTCCCCATACGATTTGGTAGGGTCAGCGGGAACAACGATGTGGTTATTGGTTTTTAGCTTTCTTGTCTGAGCATGGTGACCTAGCAACCCGCTAAAGTCAAAGCTGTCTTCGTGTAAACCGTGCCCTACATACTCCATGCTGAAGTGTTTGGCAATGTCGATAGGGCAATACTTGTAGCCGTAGCTCTCTAGTACAGGCTTTAAGATGACAGACAACTGTGCATCTTCGTTCCACCCGTGTATCTCATTGCTGTTCAAGTGCACGATGCCGTGCTTGTTACAGGCTTCTAGGAATCTCTTACTTCTCAAAGAGAAGCCACCATTCTGTACAACGCTTACAGGCTCTGTTGCCTGTGTCCACTGAAAGTTCAGGTACAGAGTGCCGTTACCAAAAGCGCAGTGTGAGGGTGCGCCTATGTAATCGTAATCATAGTATTCAGGCTTGAAGTTCTTACCGTTAAGCACCCACCCATCGTCTTGGACAATGAGGCAGTAGTCTGTTTCTATAAACGCATACAGGCTGTGCATCATAAACAGGGAATACCCTAAGTAGTCTATGTTGTGGCAACGCTTCCAAACTACATTGCTTGGCAAGTTTGGGGGTTCTTCTATGGAAATGAGTAAGCCTTTACTGTCTGGCAACTCTTTCATAGACTTGACTATGGAGGGTATGGCAGATGCTCCGTTGTTGTGACCATAGACGGAGACAATTGTTAATTGGTCATGCACCATACATTCCTATTCTTTTCAAGTAGTCGCTGACATTTCTGCCTACAGCGATTTGTTCAGGGCTGTAGGACTCTTGTGCTGCGCTCACATTGCGAGACAACTTGTGGGCTATCAATCTAGGTTGAATCTGTTCTGCGTAGGCAACGGCAGCAAGGGCAGAGGCAATCACACGGTCATCTTTACCACGACCAGGTGCGCCTAAGAAGCCACCTTCTCGCACGATACCTTTCATTTCTTCTAGGGTATCCATGCTGAGAATGCCCATCATGCCCCGCTCAAAATAGTCTTTCATGTACTGCAACATGCGTTCTTTGCTGTTGGCAGTAGTGAGGTAGCCAATACTGTTGGAGAGGCCACCAAGGGTGTCATTACGCCTCCAGATGTAGTTTGTCATGCTACCCAACACATCCATCAAGTCACGCCCTGTAGCCCCGCCCATAGAGGTTGCCAAGCGTTTTAAGTTCCGCAACTCGTTAATCACAGCCTGACCTGGGCCATTCACTTCCAAGTTCAGGGTAGAGTTCTTGTATGCACCTGCAAGGTGCGCTATCACCCACGCAAACTGGTAGGTGTTGAGTTCAGAGGTTGCAAACTCTGCTACTTGGTCTAGGCCATCTGCATAACAGCGGTAGACCTGAATACAGAATCTGTCTGCCCAGTCACTGCTTCCATAGGCGGGGTCAGCACCTATCACGTAGTAGGCTGAGTCTATGGGTTCTTCCCATACCTTGAGAGTACCTAGTCTTTCTGTGGATTTCAGCACTTCAGTGTCTTGGAAGAGTTGACCAAACGAATACCTGTAGTAGTCGCAGTCCGTGGTCTTGCTCTTCTTGGCGGCTTCTGTGCAACGTGTGTGCGAGAAGAAGGATGTGCCAGTCATCACAAAGGCATAGTCCTCAGTGGGTGGAAACTCTTGGTACATAAGCGCATCATCTTTGATGCCTTCAGCCATCTTCCAACGCCACCAAGCCATTTGTCTGCTGTTAATCTCAAAGCCATAGAGCTTCTTAATGTCTTTGTGCCATTCCTTCTCTTCGCCTGTCAGCTTGCCATCCCAATACACCTTGTAGATGTTGGAGTCAGCAGGGACTTGGTAATACTCATTCCTCCACCAACCGCAGAAGATGGCACGTTGAGTCTTTGCTCGCTTGGCAGTCTTGTACATGTCGTGGAACATGTTGAAGCCTTGGGCAGTACTCTCAAACATGTACAGCCTCTCTGAGTTCTTTTCAGCAAGAGAAGCTATCAATGAGGCTAATCCTTCTTCGTTACCCCATGAAGCGGTTTCTGTACCGTGAAGGTAAGTAATAGCTTTACCTTGCCCCAGACGAGACTTGTTTCCCGCAATTTGATAGAACAGTCTTGACCTGTTCTTCAACACCATCTGGTTTCTGTTGTGGGCTACTAGAGGTATCTTATATTCTTTCGGTAAACCCTCAATGTACATTCCAAGGGTACTTCTGAACATGTCCCTGTTTTCTTCCGTATCTGCCACAAGTGTGCCTTGCCAGCCAGGGTGTGTGAACTGCCAATATAAATCAAGCGCAAGCGAAATGGTTGTAATACCAAGTTGACGGCCTTTAAGAATAACGAAGAAGTGAACGTCTTCATCTAAACCTTTCTGTATCTCTTGCATGACATAGGTCTGAGTCCCCAGAAGGTTACCCATCTTCTTCAAACCCTCTTCCTTAGTCTCAATTTTGAGTTCAGAACAGAACTTGTAAAACTTCTTCAGGTCAAAGTTCATTTAATTCCCAAGTAGCTACGGACTTGGTTAAGCATATTCAGTTGTTCAGGGGTGTACATCTGTGTGGAGTCAGGCCATTGGTTAAATGTGTATCCACGGAAGTAACCAGGCAACCCACTTGCCTTTGCCCAGTCTTCAAAAGCACGTTGTTCTTTATATTCTGGATGTTCTTGGTAGTATTTATATTGTTCTTGTAACCGTTGGGTTTGGTCTGGTGTCATAGACTTTACAAAGTTCTGATAACGCTCAGACAGGTATGGGTCAGACTCAACACCATAATGACTCACATAGTCAGCAAGAATATCCAAAGGCTTTGTAGATGGGTCAAACACCTCTATACCAACCTTACCCATAGGCAACTCTTTCGGGCGTGGGTACTCAGGAGAGCCAGGTTCGTCAGGAGGATAAAACTCCAAAAACCCTCGGCCTTGGTTAGGAGAGTATTTAAAAGAAATGTCTTTGTCAGACAAGTAAGGGTAATCTGTCTTTGCTTTCTCAAACAACATCTGACCCATAACATCTTTGTCAATTTCTTCCATTTACAACTCCTCATCTTTCCATTCAAGGATTTCACACGCTGCACGTTTGTTCTTCGCACAGTTGATAAGCGTCTTTACATGGTCTGCACAGTACTTACCCTTCCACTCTGCCACCAACGCCAACTTCTGCTTCTTGCTAGTGCAAGACAAGGCTCTCCAAATGTCTTGCTTCAACTGAATACGACTTTCCCGTAGAGCCATCCTCGTATCCAACTCTGTACCCATACTCCACAGCCTTCTCAATACTTATCGCCATCATCACCATCATCTGCTCTGTACGGACAAGTTTAGTCAGCAGGTCAGCATACGCACCCCGCAATTCCTCCTCATCCATCCAGAACACTTCATTCACATCGTTCTCCACACCCTTACAGTCTCACCCTCGGTCTTTGCCGTAAACACCCTACCCAACCGCTTACCAGCCCTGTAGTTGGCATTCAACACCTTCGCCCTAGCCCCTAGCGGTACACAGAAGCTATCCCCCACATCCATCTCCTCATACGGGTACGCATACACCACCCTCATCTTGGGTGCAGGTACGCCTACTTCAACATCTATCGCAGTAATCATCATCTCTTCCCCTCTACCAATAACTCCATAGTATAGGCAAAAAAAGGGTTAGTCAAGAAGTAACCCCTGACCAACCCTAAAGGCAACCGCTGGAGCATCCGAGAACCAACAGCAACGCCAATATACACCAACACGGCTGGTGACTATTACCAATAGTACCTAGTGACAATCCCCATGCGTCTTGGAAAACCAACTCCACCAGAAAAACTAATTTTTTTATGGGGGGGCGAGAAGTGGGGTGCACGCCTTTTCAGACCCTCAGACCCAATAGTGCGGGCAAGCGAGCTAGGGAAAGCTCACGCAAAGTATCAACAAACCCTTACCCCTTTTTAAAGGCTATGCCTGTAGCATGTAGGGGATAATAGCTACAGGGCTAGAGCGGGATGTGATAACCCCTTTTCTACCCCTACAAATTGTGTAGCTACCCCTTAGATAACCTATTACATAACACACCTAGAATAGAATTAGTATACTCTATAGTCTAACCCTAGTCTATTACAGGTGTCTTAACTAAGTTATTAACAGGCCTGTGCATAAGCTAGAGTTATCCACACTGTTAACAGGATGCACTGTTATGGTGATTATGTGATTAGTTATGGTGCATACTATTAGTAAATTGTGCAATTGTGGTGCATAGGTAAATTGTAGAATTCAAGTAAATCAAGGGTTTATATGTTGGCATGATACGTGCATTATATTTATCGTTGACATTTACTAGCACGGTGCAAAGTAGAGTTATCAACAACAACAAGGGGCATAGTATGCAATTAGAAGCGATATACAGTGAAGCGCATTACAAAGGTAATGCAGCCGTTCAAATGACTACCGTTACACCTATGGTAGTGCAACAACGTGAAAACCCTCTTAATGACGAATCTAAGGTTATCCGTCAATACTTAGTGAATGACGGTGTATGCGGGTTTGCTAGCGTTAACGTCAAACCCGCTAACAGTAAATTCGCTAAGTTTTTAGTAGCAAACGGCTTAGGCCGCAAAGCCTATAACGGAGGGGTTAGCATGTCAATCCGTGACTTCAATCAATCGTTGACTAAAAAAGAAGCGTATGCGTATGCGTTTGCTAGCGTACTAGCAGAGCATGGTATCAAAGCATACGTAGAGTCACGTATGGATTAAAAGCCTAGCGTATAGCCTATAACGTAGGCTATGCGATATGCTTTAGCGTATCAATCAATCAATCAACTTTAAGGGGTTAGTAACCGTGAAAACAATTCTAGTATGCAATGCAATAGGTTCATTCTTGTTAATCATGTTTAGCATGTACTGCTTTGGCATAGCAGCCATTACAGAATTAGAGTTATTAGCTGTTTTCTTGTTTAGCTTGTTTACAGGCTTTTATAGCTTGTTTGAAGCTAACAACTTACCTTATAACGATTAAGGGGCAAACAATGGCTTATTCAACTTTTAATGATGCAGCAAAGGCCGCTATTCGCATGTCAAACACTCATAGCGATGATTATTGGGTTGTATTCGATGATGGGGCTTATCATGTTGCAAGCGATTATGACCTAGAGACATGGTTTGCGGGTTGTACAACTCTAGGGTATGCGGGATATGGCTTAGGCTTTGAACCATTGTGATACCTTACAAGGCCTTGTTTACAGGGCTTTGTAGGATTATCAATAGTGATAATCGTCAACTTCAAATGAAAGCGAGCATAGTATGCAATTTTCAATTCAACGTAAACAACTCAAAGGCATGTCACGCATTGCAGCGACAAAAGACATTCGCTATTATTTGAACGGTTTGCACGTAGTGCAAGATAACAGGGGCACGTATATCGAAGCAACGAACGGGCATATGCTAGGCCGTTTGCTTGTAGATGAAACACCGATAGCAAACCCTTGTAGCGTTATTTTGCCGCTTGATAGCGTGAAAACCTTAGCAGCAACGGGTAAAAAAGGTAATGAATCATTATGCTTTACGGTTGACGGGGTAAAAATTACCGTTATCAACCCCGATAGTAGTAGCATGGTATTTCAAGCCGTAGAGGGTAAATTTCCTGATTGTGACCGTGTTATTCCTAAGCTGACAAGTGATAGCGGTATTGAACCAAGTACATATAACCCCGAATACATACAAGCCTTTTACGATTGTGCAAACGATTTAAGAGGGCATAAGTCAACGGGTATATCCGTTCAAATTAAGCAACGGGGTAACGATAGCGGCGTTGTCAATATTGACAGTGAACCGTTATTCGTAGGAATTATCATGCCTATGAGGGAACATGGTAGCGTTAACGTGCCTACGTGGTGCTCACGGCCTAAAGTTGCAACAATTGAACCCGTAGCAGCCTAAGTGATACTTCTATGCTCATTATGTGGGCATAGGGATTATCATTCGATAATCACATAATCAACTTGAAAAGGAAGTTCCTATGATTGAATCATCTGATTTTACCCGTGTTATCAATGACGTTAACGGGAACCCTCGCTATGTTTGCCATTTCCTACATTTGGACGTACACGGCATGCATTCGGGTATTGATTTATCGCAACGGTATAACCTAGCGGTATCACTTGCCCGTACCCTAGGCGGCAAACGGTTTCACAATAAAAAATATGGCGGTGGCATTGTGTTTCAGTGCTACAACTTGCAAGATTTATGCAAGCGTATCAATGAATTGACCAAAAAAGAAGAGGTGACAGCATGAATAAGCCCCTCGAATGGAAAGAATTGTGGGATGCAATGGACGCAAACCCCGATGCTTGGATACCAACAACCGAAGCCATGTATTGGCAGATGTTAGAAGTAGTACCGCCCATAAAAATGCTAGGGCAAAATTTCCTAGTAGGCGAGGCCAACGACCATAACGAAAAGGGCGAAGCCGTTTATGCCTGTTTCACCAAGTATGGCGATACGTACAAGGCCAAGCATTTGACCGTAAAAGAATTTATGGCCGAGCATGGCTACATACCCGCAAAAGAATTGAGATAACCCCTTGTAGGGGCTTGTATGCCCCTTTTTTTAACCTTTGGAGTCCGTGACCATGAATGTTCAAACAATGCGAGATAAATTTGAAAGTAACGAGTTGACCTGGGCTGATTTGCTTGAAATTACAGGCTTGCCCGCCCATGTTTTATATGACATTTTGCAAGACTTAATTTAAACCCAACCTTTGAAAGGATAGTATCCATGACACACACACAACCAACCCCTGGCCCTTGGCACACACAAGGCCGCTACATTGTCCCCGCTGATGATGGCCCAAGTATCGGCAACGCAACCATTTTAAAAGCCCCAAGCCTTAAAAAGCAACCCGACTATGACGCACAAGGGTATGCAAATGCCCGTCTTATGGCTGCTGCCCCCGATATGCTCGAATTGCTTTACAAGTGTTTGCCCTTTATCGAAGATGCAAGCGAAGACCCTTGCTATAAGCCCCATGTTGCCAAAGACTTAGAACGCACAATTAAAGCCCTTTTAACCCTTATTGAGAAAGGATAAGCCCCATGATTGACCAACAATACAAATTCCCCTGTTATGACGATTCACACCCCACGCACAAATGGGGAGTGGAGTATTCCAACGATGAAGGCGGGGACGATATTGTTCACGTCGAATGGTTTACTAGTGAAATAGCCCAAATTGAAGCCTTAAAAGGAATAGCCCCATGACACAGCAAGAACAAACAATATCTATGCTTTTCAAGGCTTTGCGTGAAATAGAGCAAACAGGCACCCATTACCCGCCCCATTGGGAAAAATACACGGAAGAGCAAAAGCTGCAATTCCCGCCCCATAGAACAAAGGAAGCAAAAATTGCTTTTGATGCCCTTATCAAAGTAACAGAGGATATAGCCCCATGATTAAATTCAAGCCCGAATACTTGAACGACACCCCACGCAAGTACCCACGTACCCTACGGGATGCTTTCCCATCTAGCCCAGAATGGCAAGAAAAGCCCCCATTGTCGGACAGGGTAGTGATATACCTTGGCTGCTTTGTGGCAGGGTATTTGACTGCCCTTATTACTTCAGGCTATTGATATGGATTTTGTCGTAGTTCAGCAACACCCTGACTTTCTTTTGTACGTGGACAAACTGCAAAGGCTTAACGCAGAAGCCCTATCGTTTTACCCCACACAAGTATTTGAAAGAGAATTAGAAAAGGGTAGATTGTTTTTAGGGCTACTCAATGGCGAGCCATGCGGCTACATCTACATGGGCGCACAAGGTGACCATGTGAAGTGCCATCAAGTCTGCATCCAGTATGACGCAAGGTTACGGCACTACGGTGCTGCCCTTGTGTCAGCGATGGAGGAATACGCCAACGAAGGCAGGGCTACATCTGTTTCACTACGCTGTGGCTTTGACCTTGACGCTAATAGATTTTGGAAGTCTCTAGGCTACGAGTGCGTAAGCATTGTGGACGGAGGCGCAAGGCGTATGCGGAAAATCAACGTGTGGCGCAAACAATTAGCCCCCGAACTATTTGAAACATTAGCATTAGAACCCGCTGTTGGTAAGACCAGTTCTACGTTGTGGAGAAAGAATAAATCTACTGGTTTGATAACTGGATTCAGCCGAGGAAAGGCTTTGACAGACTACCGAAAAATAGTCATTGACAAAGAATAAAGGTTTGATGTTATGATTTACCCCGTTGCCGTGAGAAGCGACAGAATTAGTCCACTTACACATGCTCTCGCCCTTGGTATTTACTTTAGGGTTCTCACCGAGGGCAGTTGTAAGTGGATTTTTTTTGCCCCTACTACGTCAACCGTACTCCACACGATAGTAAGTGCCCCCGACTGTGGCAGCGTGGAAGCAAAGCGGTTCAGCTTGACCCAAGGGGGACGGCTGCACGAGGGTTCTGCCCCAAGTGATAAACGACCATGTAGGCTGATAGTCAACCGTGGCAACTACGGAATAGTTGGGTCGATAAATAAAGCAGCAGAACTGTATACGGGTGTAAGCCCCATACAGGACAGCCCCAAGGCTGAAAGTAGGACATTGACTAATCATCATCCCTACCGTAGCCCTTGTATTGTCTAAAAGAAAGTAACCATGAACAGACAAGAAGCAAATCAACTCTTAAACCAAGTCAGAGGTGGCATATTGCACCCCCCCTCTGCCATCATAAAAGCCCTAACCATCACTGGAGACATACATGACAAATGTTCTAGCCTGGACTCTGCTGCTCACACTCGGCTCAGTCCTGACGATAGCCCCTATATGCCTGATATTGCTTTACAAGACTTGGAAGGAGAATCCCGATGACACAAGATGAATTAAAGTTGGTGCTTGATGCGTTGGAGGATAGAGCAAGCCTAATGAAGTGGCAGAAAGCCCGTGATGCAGTCAAAGAAGCCTTGGCACAGACGCAAGAGCCTGTGGCGTGGCTTATTACAGATGAAAAAATCAACAGCCTTCAAGTGGATTCAATTCAACGCTTGATTGACCGAGCAAGACACGCACACATGACTGACATCAAGTTGCGTATCAACGGTCAAGATGAGTGGCATCAGGCTGATTGGCTGAAGCATCTAACTCGCACTACCCCACCACAGCTAGAAGAACGCAACTTTTGCTCACGATGCGGCAAACGCACAAAGGACATTCACACTTGTACCCCACCACAGCGCAGCGAATCGTCTGGCAAGCCATCCGCATGGGTAGGGCTGACGGAACAAGAACGCAATGACATTGAAGACTATTGCGAAATGATGATTGGTAAACCTGCGTTTGATGCCATTGAAGCAAAACTCAAGGAGAAGAACACATGAAAAAATAACTGTTGCATCATCTAATTAACTGTGCTTATAATCTAATCCTCAACATTTAACTGAAAGGTTCGTGACCATGAAGCTGTGCAAAAACTGCAAGTATGTAATTCCCTCTTTGTCAGGGAAGATAGACGATAACGCTAGATGCGGGCAAGACCTCACTATAAGCCTTGTAACAGGCTCATTTCGGGAAAGGGATACTCGCCCCTTTGCCGAGCTTGAAAGACGCAATACAGGGCGTTGTAAGCCTGAAGCAGAAAACTGGGAAGCTGCTGACCATGTGATGACTCCAGAAGAAGAAGAACTCATGCTCAAGGAGGCCAAGTATGTCTGACTTCACACCAGAAACCCGTAACTCTGCCATATGGTCAGGGGACTCTCGCAAGGTAGCCAGCGGCAAAGCCAACGAAGTCATCCTGACAAAGCAAGGCAAGATGGAAATAGAAGACATCTCCCACGTTGAAGCAGTTCAGATGGGTCATGTCATGGAGCCTGTAATCGGCAGACTCGCACAGGCCAAGCTAGGCGTAGAGTTAACCAAAATTGAGGAGAGTCTCACACATGCCAAACACCCTTGGTTTAAGTCTCATTTTGACTTTGCTGGTAAACAAGGCGGTAAGACATTTCTCGTTGAAGCTAAGAACTACAACGCAGCAACTCGCAATAAGTTCGATATTGCGGGGGTCTGTCCTCCAGCAGACATGGCTCAACTGGTACACGAAGCAGCTGTATTCTCTGTCGATATGGTTTATCTCGCCGTACTATTCGGTGGTCAGGAATTCCTCCTCATTCCCTTCAACATCACAGAAGAACAGAAGGAAGACCTTATCAAGCAAATGGCAGTCATCTGGGGACATGTCCAAGCTCAAACTACCCTCCCACCTGAAGACCTTGAGCAAGTCAAGCTGCTTTACCCTACAAGCACAGAAAGCATTAAAACAGCTTCAGCCAGTGTCGAACAGGCTTGCATGGCCCTTGCCCAAATCAAGGCCAACATCAAGGCTTTAGAAGCACAGGAAGAGCAGTACGACACCCTTGTCAGAGGTTACATGCAAGACAAGGACACACTGACCACCATAGATGGCAAAGTCCTTGCCACTTGGAAGTCAGCCAAGTCAAGCATTAAGTTCGATGCCAAGTTGTTCCAAGAAGCCATGCCCGACATTCACAAGCAGTTCATGCGTGACATGCCTGGTTCTCGTAGATTCCTTTTAAAGTGAGGTTCACATGTTTTTTACAAGCAAAGACAAAGCTGTTATGCAACATCACATTGAATGTTTGTATAGGGATATTGGATTTTTGACAGGTAGATTAGAAATTCAAACAACACGCATAGATGCGTTGATGAAAGCCTATCCAAACGGTGTCAACAAAGACGGTCAACCACGCAAGAAGATAGGCAGACCACACAAGAAGGTGACAACATGAAAGCCTATCCCTACATGCACAAACACCCTACCTCTGGTCAGACAACAGAGAGCGGAGGAATGGATTTACTAGACTGGTTCGCTGGTCTTGCCATGCAAACCTTTATTGCTAGACAACGCACCCTGCTTGCAGATGATGTAAAAGACTCTTACGAGGTAGCACAGTTAATGATGAAACAAAGAAAGGAAGTTCCCAATGAGTAATATCGTAGCTTTTAACGACATGCAGCAGATGGCAGAGGTTGCCGCTGGTAGCAAGATGTTTGGTTTCAAGAACACACAGGAAGCAATGGCAATCATGCTCTTGTGCCAAGCCGAGAACCTACACCCCGCAGTAGCTATGCGTGACTTTCATGTCATCCAAGGCAGACCAGCACTTAAAGCAGACGCAATGCTTGCAAGATTTCAGCAAGCTGGTGGTTCAGTTAACTGGAAGGAATATACAGATGAGCAGGTCACAGGCGTGTTTTCGCATCCTTCGGGGGGAACTCTTGAGCTTACGTGGACACTGGCTCAAGCCAAGAAAATTGGGATTGCCACGAAGGATAATTGGAAGAACTATCCAAGAGCAATGCTCAGGGCGAGAGTCATTAGCGAGGGCATTCGTTCCGTCTTTCCAGGCTGTGTTGTCGGAGTCTATACGCCTGAGGAAGTCCAGGATTTTGAAACTCCCAAAGAAAAGTTCATGGGTAATGTTGAGCGGGTTCAAGACATACCAGAAGTTGAGATTGTCGAACTGGTTGAGGACGGAGCGTTTGCGCTATATGTCCCGAACTCTGACCAACCCTACAAACGCTACGCAAGCGTACAGGAATGGATAGACGGGTATGCACAAATGGTCGGACGCATCACAGCAAGCCCAAAATACTCTCTGGAGGAAAAGGCAGACAAGCTCTCCTCTCTTGCCGAGTGCAACAAGGTTGTTACAGAAAACTTCTCAACAATGGATAAAGTCAAACTCAAAGGAGCCATCGTTGAATCAGGAGGAACAGTATCCCCAAAGCCCGACAAGTCCCAACCACTTCCCGATTCGGGACTCAACGAGCAAACGTTTTGATGTGGTTGCAAAACGGGAGAAGCCTGACACCAATGGAGGCATTAAATGAATTCGGTTGTTTCAGGCTTGCAGCACATATCGAAAGTCTTCGTAAAGACGGACACAGAATCTTTACGCACATGGTTAATGAAAATGGCAAGAAGTACGCAAAGTACACACTCTGAAAGGAAAGAAATGTCAACAGGAAATGCACACAAAGAAATGCCTGGTTCAGGCGTGATGTACTGGGAAGAAGAGGAGATGCGTAAGTCTCCCAAAGGGCCAGACTTTAAGGGCTTCATTGTTCTAGAGATGGACTACAAAGCGGGTGAGAAGTTGAAAATAGCAGCTTGGCAAAAGCCAACCAGCCGAGGGCACAGCTTGCTTGCTTTGAAAGAAGATAACTGGAGCAAGAAGAAGAGAGAGGAAGAACGGGGAGACAAAGAGGTTGTGCCATCCTACAACCGCAGACCCGCTCGTAATGACGATGAAGATGTACCCTTTTAATCACAGGAGAGAAAAATGAAAAATTTTTTAATTGCGGCTTGGCTTTCTGTTTCTAGTTCTTTGGTTTGGGCGGCATGTACAACACACACCTACTCACAAGATGGTCGGTATGTGACTTGCACCACCTGCTGTTACGGCAATAACTGCAACACCAACTGCTATTGATGGCAACGAAAGTCTCTCCCACACAGCGTAGCTTGGCTCACCTTCGTGAGTTGGGCTACCACGTTGAAGTAGTTGAGAAGTGGAACAGTTTCACCAAACAACGAAAAGACCTGTGGGGGTGGGCTGACCTTCTTGCTATCAGGAAGGGTGAGGTTCTGGCAGTGCAGGTTACCGCCTCTGCTGTCAGTGACCGTATAAAAAAGATTATGGCCTCTGACACGCTTGCTCTTGTCAGGGATGCTGGAATCAGAATTGAAGTTCATGGCTGGCGCAAGTCAGCAAAGACCAACAAATATGTTTTAAGAATTGAGGATATATCGTGAGTGAAGTTCAACAAGCCCAACAAATCCAAATGAGTGAAGACAGCATGAAGAAAGCTGGCAACTCTATCAACTACGCAGTCAACCTGGTCAACATGTCTTTGCAACAACTGTGGAACATTGCCTACCAAGCTGGCTTTGAAGACGCACAGGCAATTATGAAGACAGACAGGGGTCAACAACAATGAGCAAGGCACACATCTTCGTGGCAACCCCTATGTATGGTGGCATGACCACAGGCTACTACTGTCAGTCACTGGTCAACATGACAACAGTTATGCGGGGAAACGATATAGACATGAGCTTTAGCTGCATGTTTAACGAATCCCTCATTCAGCGGGGCAGAAACGCTCTTGCACATGGGTTTCTCAACAAGAAGGAAGCTACTCACCTGATGTTCATTGACGCAGATATTAAGTGGAATCCCGCTGACATCGTGCCTATGATTGAGGTTGACAAAGACATCATCTGTGGTATTTACCCTAAGAAGGAAATCAACTGGCATGAGGTAGAAAAGGCAGTCAAAGAGGGTGTGGAAGTTGACAAGCTGAAGACCCGTACAGGTAGCTTGGTGGTTAATCTCAAAGACTATCAAGGCACAGTCACAGTACCAGCACATGAGCCTGTGGAAATCTTTAATGGCGGTACAGGTTTCATGCTTATAAAGCGTAGTTGTTTAGAAGACCTTGCTACTAAGATGCCTAGTTATATCAATGACGTTACTTTCCTGTCTGGCGAAATCAAGCAAGACAAGATTGTGGAGTTCTTTGCATGTGCTATTGAAGAGGGTGTGGGCAGACTGCTGTCAGAGGACTACTATTTCTGCCAAGAAGCACGTAGACATGGGTACAAGATTTACGCTGCACCGTGGGTGGTTCTAGGCCATTTTGGAAGCTACCTGTTTGAAGGTGGCTTGATACCTGCACCGTGACCATTTCTCTTGACCTTGGGTGCGGTGAAACCATCCGCAACCCTTACCAAGCCAATCAGGTGATAGGACTTGATATTCAGGACGCTGACCTGGCTATTGAGCCTATCCCTCATCCTGATGACCATTTTGACTTTGTAACTGCCTATGACTTTCTGGAACACATTCCCAGACTGTTGTATGTCCCACAACGTAGATACCCGTTTGTAGAGCTTATGTCAGAGGTTTACAGGGTGATGAAGGTGGGCGGTAAGTTCTTGTCCTCGACACCAGCGTTTCCACATGCGCCAGCATTCCAAGACCCTACCCATGTCAACATCATCACGCCTCTGACCTTTGCAGAGTATTTTGATGACGAGAAGACTTGGGCAAAAATGTACGGGTTTAAGGGAAAGTTCCGCATTCTAAACATGCGTTACCACGGCCCTCACCTGATAGCAGAGCTAGAGAAGGTCAGCGTTTAGCGGTTCTCTTTGACCTGATAAACGCTTCTTTGGTGGGGTAACCCGCCATGCCTGGACGCTTGGGAGGCAACCCTGCTGCTCTACGTTGGTTAATGTTGAAGTACAAGCCACGTTGGGCTTTTGGTGTGTATGCCATTATCTGCACCCCCATCTCTTTCTTGCTGCCTTGCCACGCTCTCCAGTCCATCCACTGCTTCTAGCGCAGAAAGATTTATGGCGAGGATTAGATGTATCTTTGGTTGGAGCCTTGAGGTTACTACCTGTGGCTCTGTTTGCCTTTGCCCTACCCTTGGCTGTCAGTCCCGCACCCTTCTTCACAGAGAGCTTCTCTCCTCTGCCAACAGATAAGTTAGGGAACTTCTTTTTCATCCTACATTCCTCTCAAAATGGGGGCAGTCAACAAGCGACTTGAAGTTACCTCCCCACCTGTTCTTAGGGTGCAAGGACTCCCAGTATGCACCCAAAGGCGCAATGATTTCCTTGCTCCAGATTATCTTTCCATTCTTGAAGAAGTTCAAGTCTATGGCGCACCTCTTCAGGTGGATGGAATTCATGGTCTTAGACCGACCTGTCTTGAAATAAATGGCCTGTTGTTCAGGTGTACGGGCAAGTTCCCCACCTGTAACGACAAACCCTTGTTCTGTAGAGTAGGTAATCAACTTACACATGTCCAGCAAAAATGCGGCTTGTTCTGTGTTGAGGCTCATTTTTCCTCCGTTTCACCATGAGACAGCTTCACGCCAGCCAGCAAGCCAATAAAGCCGCCAACAATGGTCTGGAACGCTGGTGATATGAGCTTGAAGATTTCTGCATTGTCAACTTTTTCGTCAAACAATCCAGACATTAGAACGCCAACCATACCAACGACAACAATGCACAGAGTAAAGCTAACCATCAAGGTCACAAGGAAAGTCAGCTTGGCTTTCATTTTCTGCCTTTCATTTCGGCTAGTTTTTCAATGGTTCTGCCACCAAAGTAAGCACCCATTATCAGCATCCCCCACTGTCCGAGCAAGGATACATAAGACTCGTTGGCGTTATAACCAAAGGCAGACATCATGGCAAACAGGAAATACCCAGAAAATATGGCAATAAGAGACATGGGGCGAATGTTCTTGGACAGCCAAGAGTCAGATGACATATCTGCTTGCCAACGGTCTGTCACGTTATCTGCGTCACTTTGAGCGGCTTTTGCCAACATATCCAACTCAGCCAGTTCCATCTTGGCTTTCTCTATGCCAAGCTCTAACAGGCGTTCTTCATGGTCATATTGAAGCTCTCGCAACTTAGCGACATCTTCTGGTGTAGGGTTGTCAGGAATCTTTACGCCAAGTGTTTTTTCTACAACGTCTTTGCCTTTTGCTTGAATAGCAGAAGACAGCAACCCTAGTCCATTTTGGGCAAGGCTACCTAGCAAAGAGGCAACAATAGGAATCATTTGGCATCCTTAATCAATAACCTGCGGATGATTGCTTGCTGTTGTTTTATTTCTTCTTTGAGCAACAGCATATCAAAATACATAGATGCAAGCAAATACAAAAACAAGGGAAGAACAAGCATCAGGCAAACCAAAACAATCAATAGTCTTGTGTTGTCTTCTTCATCAGACTTATTGACCATAGGAGGAGGTGGAGGTATATAGTAACTAGGAGGACTGCTCCGATTAACAGAGCTTTGTCTTGGAGTTTGTTTAGCATTTGCCTTCGTTGCCATGCCGCTCTCCTATCCTTCTCTTCTTGCTCTCCCCTCTCTCTTTCCTCTTCTTCCCGCAGCCGAGCATACTCTTCTTCAAATCTTGTCCACACCGCACCGAGAGCAGGGTCTACATGATAGATGAGAAACTCACGTAACTCAACAGCTTGACGCTCTAACTCTATCTGGTTAAAGACATTTTCAAGTGCTTGCGTCTTTAGAGATTTTGATTTAGGAGGGTTACGCTTTTGCTCTTCCGCCTCCTTTTTGACCTCTTCATTGGCCTCAAAGAACTGACCTATATAACCAGAGATTTCTTTGGTTATCTTGTGAAGTTCACCGCCAGTTTGTTTTATGTCCTTATAAAGGGCAACCCCTTGCTTTATTGCAGCAATAGCAGCTAGGGCGGCGGTGAACGGGTCAATTTACAACCCCTATGCCATGCCTTCGCCAGGGGTTACATACACGATTGCTGTGCCTGTGGGTGCGATGGCTGAGACATAAACAGAATTAGCGGCAGTGTTTGCAGCTTGCTTGGGTGAAGTAATAATGATTGTTTGATTGTTGTGCAAAACTGTTCCATATGCAGGAGTACCCGCAACAGGAATGACAGCAGCATCCGTGCTTTCTGTGCCCACACGGATAAACACTTCTGCGGCTGTACCGTTGTGTATTCTGAGTTGATTACAAGGGCTGTCAGCAAGGATAGAAACCGTATTAGCCGCAGTAGTTACGTTAATACGTGTTGTCTTACCTTGAACTTGAAAAGGTATATTGTTAGCCATCAGTAGACCTTTCCACCGCCACCAGAGGTAGGCGATTGTTTACGAGTGAAGTAATCGTTAGGCTCGTTGTTTTTAAAGTTCCACACAGCTTGGAAGCCACCTGCGGGAAGTTTGCCAGGAGTAAATTCACCAGGCATACACAGCTTGTTCTGTGTGATACCAGTGCCTACTTGAGCCTGTAGCTTAGTTGTCTTGACCTTCGGAATCATGTCCATGTTTTTTCTCCTTTATCCTCACCAGCAGATAGCTGAATATTACATAAATTGCAAGAGTTGTCACTCTCTCCCACTTTGGCTCCCACATTACCCAACAGCCCAGACCAAAAGAGGTGAGCAGAGCAAGAATGGTAATTAAGCGGTCTGAGATGACCTTTAACGCTAGGCGAATGATTGCGGTTGGCTCCATGATTTTCCTTCTCTAATAACGGAATAACCATATTATCATGTCTCCTCGTCATCGTCACCAAATAACCCTGCGCCATACCCTTCATCAGCATCCTTCATTTTCAGAGCCTCTAGCTTCAGGGCACGGTCAATGATTTTTGCTTTGTCTGTCAGGGTAGCGGTAGGGTCAACCATTACTTGAGCAAGCAGTTCGTTGATAGCTTTCTCTAGCGCAGGGTTGATACCCTTTTCAGCCTTCTTCCTACTCATCGCTTCATCTTGCGAGGCGCAGTGCGGGTCATTGGTTTGGCTTGCATCTTCATCATCTGACGGTTGTAGTCCTCAGAAGCACGAACCTCATTCTCACCACCTTGTCGAGCCATGCGGTCAATATCAGCTTGTGTGGCCTTACCCATAGATTGCTTGCCGTATTCTTTATTCATCATTTTCTTGCCTTTCTTTTGACTTTTCGTGCCGTTGTGAGTGCAATAGCAATTGCTTGCTTTTGCGGTTTACCCGCCTTCATTTCTCTGCGAATGTTGGCAGAAATGGTTTTCTGACTACTACCTTGTTTGAGTGGCATCTCATTCTCCAGTTACGGTTTCAACGATTGCACCCACAGGTCTTGGAATTGCATATCCCAAGATTGCATTGTTTATCAGTCTTTGTGTGATTGACATCTTGTCTGCCAATGAAGCAGGGGCTACATAGATTTCATTCAACTTTGAGGCGATAGCATCTGTCTGAGATTTGGTCATCAAGCCATATGACACCAAGTCATCACTGATGTATTTCCAATCGTTAATTGCTCCCTTTAAGCTACTCCCTGCTTTGTCAGCAATAACTTGACCGACAGCTTTAGCAAATTTTTCTTTGCCACCAGTCTCTGCCAAAACAATACGGGACATCTCTTCAAACTCAGCACGGTTTTTGCCAAGAATAATGTCTCGCACACGCTTTGAGTCTGTTGTGCCAGCAAGGATAATTTTTGCTTTATCTTCTGCGGCTTGCCTAACTGCTGATGCTTCTGTTCCAGCCTGTTTTGCAAGTGCGCTTACTTCTTTTTTTGCAGCAGACTCAACATCAGAAGCCGCTTTATCTTGTAATTTCAATGCCTTTTCTTCATCTTGTTGAGCTTTGAGTTTGACTTTTGCCGCTTGTTTCTCAGCTTCAGAAGTAATTTTTGGAGTTTGTTTTGTAAGAATCTCTGGCAAACCCTGCGCTTCTGTACGCAAAGCTGTAGCAAGTTTTCCTCTTGCCGCACCAAATCCTTCAGCCCTAGCAAGGTTGGCAACATATGCTTGAGCTTTTGCTTGCAAGTCAGACAAAGATGGATGAGACAAGAAGTCTCTATTCTTTGCTTGGTTTAACCAAGAGCTTGCCTGTTGAGCGTTCATTCCTCTAAGCTGACTTGCAACATAGTCACCAGCAGTTTGTCTTACCAAACGCTCATCTCCTGTTTGGGTGATTAGCCTGTCAACCCCTGTCCTGTTACCAAAAAATACATTTGCCAGTTCAGCGGGTGGCTTTAACACATCTGCTGTGCCTTGCTCTATCTCAGTCAGGGATTTACCTGCCTTTGTCTCAAACAGTTCTAAACGCTTTGTAGCTTGTGCCCAGTTGTCTTGCAAGGCTTTGCGCTGTACTTGACCAACATAATCCTCTTGCAACTTCTTCAGCAAGGCATAAGCATTTTGCTGAACTTGTCCTCTGACTGCTTCATAGCCTTCAGGCGGGTTCTTGAACACTGTGCCAGCAAACCTACGGGCATCATCAGCCGCTTCAAAAGATGAGTTAAAAACTCTATAAAACTTGCCTCCCTCTTGTTGCACAGAAAAACCAAGGTTTGATGCTGCCTTTGCTTGCTCTTCATTCAACTCATATCGTTGGTCAATCACAGAGTCACGAATACGCTTGTAAAAGGCAAGCACACCAGGGTCTGTAACCTTACGCACTGTTGGTGATGTGGCTGGGTCAAAAGGTCGTGTAAGAGTCTCTATCTGCTTGTACGAATCCATGTCAGACAGCTTTACGCCATTAGCTTCATTTGCCGCAACAATCCTTGCTTGTTCTTGACGCAGAGTCTTATCAAGCACATCTCTTTCATCAATGATGGCTTTTTGTCTTGCCAAGGTGGTTTCTTGCACAGGCGTAAATACATCTGTTAATGGCTTATCTTTTCCAACAGTCTGTAATTCAGCTTGAGCCTTGCCAATGTTTTGCTCACTTCTTTGGCTCAACTTACCCGACTGTTGTCTCAAGTTTGCAATCTGAGTGCGAGTTTGTTTTTCAAGTTGTTGAACTTGAACTTGAGCTTTACTGAGAATATCTTTTGCATCTGTCTCTGCAAGTTGTCTTATAGCAGGGCTTTCTGACCTTGCTCTAGCTCTGATTTCATTTGCACGGTTTGTTGCATCGTCCAATATTCTTTTTGATTGTGCTGCGGCTTGCGACTCTATTGCGTTAGCATCTGTTGCTGCTGTACTACGCAAACGGGCAACATCCTTCTTGAGCATCTCAATAATTTCTTTTTCTGCTTCTATGCTGCTTTGACCACCACGAATATCATCTAATTTTCTTTGGATGAACGCACGTTGTTCTCCTGAAAGATTAGGTGCAGCAATACCTTGCTCTTGCAACAACTGTCCTACAGTTCTACCTGTAGAAAAGCCAGGTATGCCCATCTTTGTACCTAAAGCAGAAACCAATCCACCTGCTCTTGTGCCTAAATACTGAACAGGAACAGGAGCGATTGTGCTGGTTACCAAACGAGTTAATTCAGCACCAAGACCAGGGCCATACTGAGATTCATAAATCTGACCGCCAGTTTCTCCAGTTACGCCACCCACAACACCTGTTGCCATTGCCGCAGGGCGTGATGACTTCATTGCTGTACCAGCCAACTCTAAACCTGTGCCTACATATTTAGCCACTCTTCCAACAGGGCCAGGCAAAAACTCACCCTTACGTATAACCTTGCCTGTTGTTTCTGCTATCTCAGGAAACACCGCCCCAGTGATACCACCTATCAAACCTTGACGGCCTACTTCTGTTCCCTTTTCTAAAAGACCTGGTTCTTTTTTGTCAGAAAGAGGCTGGGCAGAAACATCGTCTTCAAATTTAATAGTTGTTTTGGGAGCCTCATCTTCAAATTTAATTGCCATGATTACTCCACAGTAGCATTTCTGCCGTTAATGGTGATTCTTGTTCCTTTTGGAAGATTGGCTGCTTCTGCTTCTGCGGTAGATGCAAAACTCCTACGTTGAGTTTGTGAATCATCTCTTGTGTAGTCTTCACCAGGAGCCAAGTTTGTTTTTGTGCCTCCTTGTAAATTTAATTCAGGGTAACCATACAACTGACGTTTGAGGTTAATAGAGTTTTCAATCCTACTAGCCATACCGCCAACCTTATTAAGCATACCCTGTGCATCATCACCTGGCTGTGGAACAGCACCATAACTACGCAAAGCCTCTCCACCTGTCACAGCTTTACCAGATATGTTCAGATAGTAGTTGTTACGAATGTCTCTGACTTTTGTCAAAAACTGTAGCAAATCAGGAGGTATTTCTGAAGCCAGAAGCTGATTCAATACTTTACCTTCTTCAGTCAAGAAGGCTTCAACTCGGTATTGTTTCAACTGCTGTATGAGCTTTGGATTTTTTAAATCTTGTACCAAGCCTTGTAAATCATTTTTCAAGATTACATCTGCAACATAACCTTCTGTTACTTTTGCGCCAGGTTTTAAGAAACCACCTTCTTTGGCTTTTGCATTTGCTAAATCTAATGCTTGTTGTCTAGCAAGCCTTGCTCTCTCATCTGCTCGTCTTTCACGTTCTGCGGCATCTGCTCTAGCATCAGCTTTTGCTCGTAAGTCATTGTTCAGGGTAACAAGAGTATTTAACGTGTTTTTAGTATCCTTAACGGCATTCAAAACAGCAACATCACCTAACTTGTTACGCATAGCACCAAGCAATGGAGACTCTCCTTTTGCCAAAGCCATAGTAATTCCTAGGTCACCTTTTTCCCTGTCAAGTTTTTTCAACTCCATCGCTTCGGAAAGCTCTTTTTCAAGAGTCAGTACCTTGCTTTGCATGGCTTTGAAGTTCTTATCAAACTGTGTAAGTTCTTTTTTGTAAAGGTCTGCTCTGCCTTTTTGGTAGCCTTCCAACATGCCATTCATAGAAGACATGGCAAGCTGTGCATTACCTTTGCCAACAACCATACCAACAATGCTCATAAGAGAGAAGATTCCCGCCAAGTCTTGCGTAGTCTCTTTTGTAGGCACAAAAGCCATATTGCCAAACTCAGTCCTTGCAGCAGTCAATGCTTGACGTTCTGGCAAATTTCTTGCTTCTGTTGCCATACGACCAACTAGCTCTTGTCTTAGTTCTGCTTCTTGTCCTTTTTCCTGTCTTTTTGCTTCTTCTATAGCAATGTCAGCTTCACCAACTCTCATTGATGATTGCCTTTCAGCCTCACTTAATTCACTTAATGCAGGGCCAAGTTCAGACGCACCAATCATTCCAGACGGTGTTGGTTTCGGTTGCATTACCGCTCTTGTTTTTGGCAAGGCTGGCATGACCGAAAGTTTTGTTATGTCTTTAAGTGCAGAATCAACCATTATGCTGGCACTCCATATTGGATAACTGTGGGTGAACCTGCAAGTGTTCTTGCAACGTTTGTAAAGTAAGTGTTAGATAACTGATTGACATACCTGTCAGCTTCCAATCCTGTTCTGATAGAACCCAAGAGTATTTGGTCACCAATACCTGACAGCTTCAATCCGTAGTCATACTGTTGTTGCAGTAACTGGCCTCGGATAGCTTCTACTCTTGCCGCAGTTTGCTGTGCGCCTACACCGCCACGGGAAGAAGCCGCTTGTGCTGCCTGTGCTTGCACTGTCTGCAATTGTTGCCTTCCCGCAGGGGTAAGCTCTCCAGCCTGTGCTTGACGCTGTAATTCTGCACCTTTTGCTTGGTATGGTGAGGCAAGTCTTTGTTGTTCTTCTTTTGCTTTTCTAGCCTCTTCTCTTGCTAATCTAGCTTGTCTAGCACCTAAACCAACTTGCAAACCAGCCAAACCTATACGAGACAAGGTGTCTTCTTTAACACCCAAGCTCCTTGCTAGGTCAGAATATCTTTCTCCAATAGTTTTGCTTGGAGTGGTGTCAATAGGTGGAGCGGCGACATCTCTAATATCAACAGGTGGTAAACCTAAGTCTGCTGGATATTCGGCTCTAGCGTATGCTGAAGGTGTTCCACCCATGTAATATGAAGGGGCAGTTTCTTGTTGATTTACTTGGTCAAGAGTAGAAAAAGCACCAGGCTGTCCATACGCACTAGGTGAACCACCTGTGTAATATGAAGATGCAGTTTGTTGTTGACTTTCCCCGCCCAAAGAATCACTTGCAACAGTGCCTGTTCCCGAATTTGTGGGTCGCAAAGTATAACCAGTATAAGAAGCAATATCACTTTGAGACACAGGAACTGTACTTGCGCTAGGGTCGAATCCACTTTCTTGTTGAGGATACTGCATATGTATAAGAGCATATGGGTCAACATATTCAGGGTCAGGAACATAGTAGGTAGGAATACCTGTCTGTGGGTCAGGCATACCGCTACCACCTCTGGATTTGAGCAACTCTGCTTCTTCAGGGGTGATGTAAGCAAGCATGTGGTTTTCAGGTGCTTTTGCTTGTAGCAAACGAGCAATCTGGCGCACATCTGCACCTACACGGGTCATCTTTTTTAATGTTGCCATATCACACTCCTAGTGCATCTTTGAGTCGTAAAGACTCTTCATTCCACACGCTTGAACGTTTCTTGCCAGACTCTTTACTTTCAATTTCACCCGCTCCACCCGCTCCTGTCAAGCCTACGGTAGTGCCTGTTGTGGCAGTTTGAGCAACCACAGAAGAGTCACCAGCAGACGGTGCGCCTGGAACTTTAGGGCCAAGCCCAAACAACTCTGACAACGCACCAGAAACAATTGGTCTTGCAAGTTGTTCTGTTGTCCTTGAAATAGGTGGTTCAGGAACTTCTGTGACTGTTCTTGGCTCTTTGTACCCAACATCAGGTGCAAGTGACTTATCAAAAGATGGCGGAGTTAACGTATCAGCCGCAGAGGTGTAAGCTGGTTGTAAACCACCCTCCTCTGTTCCTCTGACTCTACTTTTATCCGTGTCGTATTTTTTCAAAGAAGTTGGAAGAATGGCACTAGTATCAACAGTCAATCCTTGTCCACCACCTGTAGGTACTTTTTCGGTTAATCCAGTACCACTGACTTTGGTTTGGTCACCAAAAAGCTCAGTGCCTTTGCCTGGTACAGCTTTGATACCCTGACCTGTTTCAGGAGGTGTAAGAGCTTCTTTTCCATATTCAATTACGCCAGTAGTTGCACCAGCCAACGCACCAGCAGTCAACCCGTCTTTTAAAGACTCTTCTAATGATTTACCAGAAGCAGTTCCAGCAACAACAACAGCGGTAGATGCGCCAGCAGCAGAAGCGGCAATTTTTGCAGTCGTAGCAGATGCTCCCGCACTTGTAGCACTAGCACCAGCCGCTTTACCAACTTCACCTCCAGCATAGGTTGCTACTCCCGCAACAACAATATCTTCCATACTTCCACCTCTAGCTGCGGTAACGGCAGCAGATGCAAGAGCAGGAGGAACACCTACTGATGTCAGGGCAACGGTTGCAATAAATGGTAGGGGGTCATTAACAATAGCCTCTACTGTTTCACCAACAAAATTACCGACTGGTTGAACAACTTCTTTGTTAACCCAATTAGCTGCTTGCGTAATTTTTTTACCCATCATTGCACCTGTATGGTTAATTGATACTCGGCCTTGCCGTCTTTGCTTGGTATTTGTCGAACAGAGACAGGAACTTTTGCCGCATTTAAAACTCTTGCAATCTGTGAATTGTCAGTTATAGCCATAAGTGTTTTATAACCTGACTTTTTCATAGCTTGATACAAATCTTTGACAGCAACAACAAGTTTGTCAGGAGAATCCATAGTAGCAATATGCACTTCAGCAAAGCCAGGTTGCATGATGTCATATATCAACAAAGTGTTGCCAGAACGCATGATTCTTGTCTTTCCGCTCTTTATGTCACTCTTGAGCATCCCATGCAAATTGTTGAAGTTAACACCTCTTTGTTTTGCTTCATTCTTCAGAATATCAAGCATAGGTATATCTTCAGCAACAGTCTGCTTCCTCATTGTTTGCATCACATCTGCCATATCACACTCCTAAAGCTGTTGCTATCTGTTGATGAATGGTTTGGTGCACACCTAGCCAGTCATAAAAATCTTCTTCCACGTTCCAATCACTGTCCAACAATTGGAAAGGATTGTCCAACCCCAAAATACTAGCCAGCCTCTGATGCTCTTGGTTATGGACAAACAGCCAGTCATCCAAGTTATCAGGGTCAGCTTCTGACAACGGATACTTTTGAACAGCAATACCATTGTCCCCAAGGATGTCGTAGAACAACTGGTGTTGCATCCCGTTCTCAAACAAAAACTCTCCCAGTCCGTCTTTGTCACCGAACTTTACATAGCTCAAACTTTCCATATTCATACTTTTGATTTCCTTTGAATACGATTATTTGCTTGAGTTTTTGCATCTGCCCAACGACAATTTTCTTTGTTGTAGCTCTTGCTGTTGTCAATCCTGTCCAAGCTCATGCCTTCTGGACGTTCACCCATGTCCTCATAGAATTTATTAAAGTCATTCCATGATTCATCAAACCCAATACCTTTGCCCGCATAATTCTTGTAGCTAGGCATAGAAGGTAATGTGCATCTCATCTTCATTGAACGCCATGATTTGTACGTTCTTGTTTTAGTCAAACCATGAGTTGTTTTTTTCTCTTTGTTTGAATCAGTCAATAAACAACCGCAAGAACGAGTGACACCACTCCTTAAATGACCACCCCAAACCTGAGTCTTATTACCGCAATCACAAACACAAGTCCACTTTGCAACAGGTTTTTTAGAAATCAACTCTTTGACAACCAACCTGCCAAAACGCAAACCAGTTTTATCTTGAAAAGGCATAGGCATAACACTCTCCTGTGTATTTAACATATGAGAATGTAACACCATGTTCAAGGTTTGTCTGCCTTTGCGTCTAGCTTGTTGAAGATTTGTTTGAGAATATCTTTGATTTCAGCGATGTCAGAGCGGTAATCATCTTTTGCCACATATTCTTTAGGTAATTCATTTATCTTGTCCTCCAGTTTTTGTATCTGTCTTGTCGTGTTGTTAAAAACATAAACAGCAAGAAAGCCAGCAATGCCGACTACCACATTAAATATTTGTTGGTTGTCCATTACTAGGGTACTCCTGCTCCGCTAATGTTTGTGCTGCTGCTTCAACGTCTGCAAGTGCTTGCGCTTCAGCTTGTGCCGCTACTGCCGCATCATGCACGGCTTGTTCTTCAGGTGTGTACTCGACTTGTGTGACTACGCCTGTTTCGCAGTTAACTACTGTTCTGTGTGTCATTTTTTATCCTTCATAAAGAATGTTGATTGTTCCAGCGTCAAAGGTGTCAGTGCCGTTTACTGTGGTAATGCGTACTCGATCAAGAACGCCTGACAGAGAAATTTTCCCAACATTTGTTACATTTGGATTGGTTGATGTGGTGTAAAGATTGCCTTGTGAAACCCAAGTGTTGGCAGACAACAATGAAAAAATAATAGAGCTATAACGCACAGCTCCCGCTGTCGCAGACGCAGAAGGTTCAATAACAAATCCAGTTGTAGCATCCCCAAATTGACCAACTGTTGTACCGTAGGAAGCACTTGCGGTATATCCCGTTGTTGTTACCGAACCAGAACCAAGTTGAATTTGAACAATAGATGTTCCGCTTGTACTTACTCCACTAAACATCACTGTAATCCGCTTCACCCATGATGGGATAGAAGTAAAGTCAATGCTTGTACCTGATGTGCTGGCAACAGCAGTGCCAGAGGTAATCCCCAGTACCACACCTGAGTTGATTGTGACGCTTGCTGATCCATCGATTATTACGGACATAGTTTAACCCTCGTACAAAATGTTGATATTGCCAGCGTCAAAGGTGTCTGATGGCGATCCAGTTGCGCTTGCAATAACACGCACCGCTGTAAGAGCAGCGCCAAGTGGAACAGAATATGCCATATAAGAAACGTTTGCTGCTTGACTTTGAGCAAATGTTCCAGATGCAACCCAAGTATTACCTGTTACGTTGGTGATAGTCATTAACCCATGAATTATTCCCGCTGCTGCACTTCCCGCTGAAACATTAACAGCAAATCCTGTTGTAATGTTTGCAATAGTCGCGTTTGTTATGGTTGCTCCTAAGTAACCAGATATGGTGTACGAAGTGGAGCCAGTACCTAACTGGACTTGAATAATACCTGTACTAGCCGAACTAACCCCGTTAAGCATCACGGTGATCTTTTTTGCCCACGCAGGGATGGCGGTAAATTCAACCGAAGTTCCAGATGTTGACGCAACAGCAGTAGTTTGAGTAATCCTCTGCAACTGCCCTCTGGCGGCATTGCTGTCAGTCCCAAAGAATTGACCGTTGTATTCAATGTTTCCTGTGGCTGGTGTACCAATCAGCGTGTCAGAAGTTAAAGCAAGTATTGACATGGTTAAACCTTTGGATATTTAGCTTTGACTGCCTGAATTGCGTCTTTCCATGCGTCCATGCCGCCATGAAACAACAAATCAAATTGGTCTGCAAATGATGGGTACTCTGATGCTCGTTTGGCTTTGTATGCGTTTGGGTCAATCCAAGCATTGACTGCATCTAAGTCAATTTCAACTTTGTTCCCTTGTGCATCAAAAGCACCTGTGCCATCATCAACAGAGACAACTTGCGGGTAAAGAGCATATATTGCATCGTGATTCATGCCGCTATCTCCATAAGTGTTATTGTCGATGCGTTGCGGCCATTATTTGCGTTATCTGCATCACTTGCGTTTTGGTTTATATAAAGTGTCCCACCAGATTCTACTAAACCTTGAAATTTATAGGTTGTAGATGATGTGGTTGCTGGAGAGTCTAAAAAAGTAATTGAAAATGGACTACGGCCTCTATCTCCATTAATTGTTGCATAAGCAGAAGACCGAGTTCTACTACCAGCCGCATCGCCAACAGAGATTCTTGTTGCCCCACTAAACAATACTGCTTGAGCCATGTAATTTCCATTGGTCACATTTAGAGATAAGCTGCACAGCACTAAAATTTTACTTGTTGCAGAAGTTGGAGTTATGCTTACGCTTAACCCAGTAATATCAACAAGAGTTGTGCTTGTCGTGGTAAAAACATTGGTTTTGGCGACGCTAACAACTTGCAACACAGTCCCTGCCGTTTTGTTTGTAAGAACAGTTCCAGTTAATGCTGGAAGCGTCAGCGTATTTGTACCAGCAACAGCAGGGGCTGATACTGTGATATTTCCGCTGGTATCACCAGCCAGACTAAGAGATGACATTGGTTTCTTCCTTTTCTTTGCAGTTGTCAAAATGCCATCTTGCCATACCAGTTATTCCACCAATCTTATGGCAATGAGGACATTCAACTTTTGTGTGTGCACGACCTTTATTAAACTCACCACTTCTTAAACCAAGAATACGCATACGCTCCCTTGTGTAATCTGAAACCGCATGACCCTTCAATCTTTCTGACCGCTTTTGTCTTTCCTCTATCGAATGTACACGACCAGTATTGGCTTTTACAACTGCTTCGGTTACATGAGACGGCATCGGTTTACCTTTGTTCCAAGCAGATTGACCCTTTTTGAATCGTGTTGGTGCGCCATGAATTATCAGGTTTTGCGTCACTTTTGCTTCAATCTCTGGCGTGTGTTTGAAGCCCTTTTTTGATGCACTGACTTTCGCTTTTATTTCATCAGACATAGGGCCAAACTTTTTACCCAAAGACGATGGCGGTTTTCCCCCACCCACCGCTATATTCCAGCCAATATTTTTTGATGGTCTTAATTTCTTTTCAATGTCTAAACAATAGTCATCTTCAGCAATCAATATGACCTTTTTGTCCAAGTTATCCCAACCATATTTTTTAATTGCGTTGAAAAAATGGACATTTTCGGTTTTCCAGCTATGGGCGTACCAACGCTTCGTATGGTTGTTGGACACGCCGATATAGCCATGACTGAACATATCAGTATGGCTTTTATGCGCTATCCAATAAACCACTGATGACATATTTTTCCTTTAGGTCTACAAAACCACCCACCTTGCACCGCTCGGAATAGTAACCGTTACCCCGCTATTAATAGAAATAGGGCCAACACTGTGCGCGTTGTTGGAAGAGCTGAGTGTGTAGTTTGTGGTCACGGTGAGCGTGTTCTCATAGAACACCGTATCAGCACCGCCACCAGTTGCACCGCCACCGACTGAAGACCACACAGTGCCGTTGTAGCCTTCAAATTTGTTCAGGCTGGTGTTGTATCGGAGTTGACCGGCTGCCGGTGAGCCTGGCCGCTGTGCCGTAGTGCCTGACGCAATCTTGATGGCATCGGTTGCTGAGACATTCAATACACCAGCCACCGCCAATGTCTTGCCTGCGCCAATGTTCAAGCCAACTGATGTGCCAGTGCCTGCGGCAGCGAAAACGGCATCAACACTATCCAAATCGGTGTTGATTTTGCTTCCCCAGGTATCAGTGCTTGCACCAACTTCTGGCTTTGTCAGCAATAGGTTGCTTGTCGTGGTATCTGCCATTCTTAAATCCCCTTACGCGGCTTCTTGCCAAGTGATTGAATTGTCTGCTAAATCAGACCAGTTTTCTGAGGTGTCTGAAACTGGTGTCCAAGATTCTGAGGAATCAGGCACTACGCCCCACCCATATCCAGTTATTGTGCCAACCGATCCAGCGAGGCTCACACCACTAATCTCCAAAACAACAGAGCTACTGAAAGTGATTGTGCCAACTTCCCCTGTGCCTTCAACGCCTGTGATGTCTTGGAATGTGACAACCGCGCCGATCACCGTTCCAACAGCACCAGTGGCCGCATTGCCTGTGATGATCGGTGAGGCAAATAGAGAGTTGACAGCGCCAGTGGCTGAATTGCCAGTAATGGCCACAGTTCTGTTGATGCCGACTGTGCCTACATTGCCGGTGGCAATCGTGCCATCTTCTTGAATTGATCGGCTGGCCAGCAGCGTACCAATGGCGAGATTCGCCTGATTGCCACTGATGACGACATTGCCTATGCCATAGACACCAAGTCCATAGTAGCCTGTTCCATAAGCAGCCATGCCGCTGCTCCTCGGTTAAGCCAACCGGATCAGGCCGGTGCTTGCGTCATTGGTGGGCATGGTCAGCGTGAATGTCCCAGCAGTCACGGTCTGACTGCCAAATGTATGAACGCTAACCGCTTTGTTTGATTGGGTTGAGTTATAGATCAACACGCAATCAAATGCGGTTGACAAGGTAACTGCGGCATATGTGATGCTGGCGCTTGGCGTGACAAACGCTGTCGTGCCGCTGGTGCTCGGTGCAGTGCCAAATGTGACGGTGACACCGCCTGCGGTGTATCCTGTACCTGATACCTCATCAGTAGTCGAATAAGCCGCTGTAGAGGCATTGACAGTGGCAGAAGCCAAGTACAGAGCCGCCTTGAAAGTGTCAGCGGCTGTCGATGCACGCACAACGCCTGTGCCGAAATTGTGAATGCCGGTCAGCAAATCACCTTTGAAACTGGTGCACATCGCCTGAGTATTGGCCATGATCTATTCCTTATCCTATTGCTGCCGCAACGCCATCGGCCGCGACACTTTGTTTCAACACAACATGGACTGATCTGTGTACCAGTTCGTCATCCAAACGATATTCAACCCAACTGATGATCTCTTTGTCGCTCTCAGTTGAGCCAACAGATTTTTGCAACAAGGACTCGTCCATGTCGCCTTTGGTGGTGGTGATCATCATCCGAATGTCCTTGCACGCGCCATCAACGCGCCGCCAGAGGTTGAGCCACGATCATCAGCAACCTGCAACTGCTCTAAACCAGCGGCATACAACGATGACCACACAGTGATTCTCGCATCGTCTTGCAAGTATGGCGCAGCCTGTAAAAGTGCACCGTACAAATAAACATCAGGCGCTTGTGTCAGCAGCCAGTTTGTAGCGACAGTCGATGACAACTTTGTCAACTTTGCGTAATAGACCAACTCTGCCGTGTATGCGCCATCAGGTATCGGCAAAAGTCTGAATTGGTTGCCCACCACGCTGAAATACAGTGGCTTGCCGCTGGACAAGTAAGTGGTGTTCGACAATGAATCCATGGCATCAATCGTCTGAAATGTCAGATTGGTCACTGGATTGGTGTTGAGCTTGATGGCCTTGGCTTCCAAGAAATCATCAGGCACTGTGCCGTACTCAGCAGCCGCCGCAAAGGATGCAGTGGCACGCACAATCATTTGGCGGGTGCGTAGTTGTCTCTCAATCTGTGCCTCGGCCAGACTGATGAAGTCAGGAATAACTGAAGTCAGATCAGACCGATTAAGCCAATCGGCCAGCGATGTCTTCAATTCTGTGTAGGTGGTCAATGCCATTTAGACTGCCTCTTTTTCGAGCTGTTCTTTCATCACCCATGTGTGTTCATGTCGGAATTCAAATGTGCCAATGTGTCCGATTTCTTTCGAGACATCATGGTCAATATACACCTTGAAACCCAGCTCCTGCGCCTTCTTGCAGAAGAAGACATCTTCGCCCATGTAGCCGCGAGTGCCGGTCTGCCACGGCATATCAAACCATGGCTCAGTCATACCCTCAAACACTTCGCGCTTGATTAACATCACGCCAGTGCCGACTGAGCCAACTTCCTCTAATCCGGTGGATTCAGGCATGGTGTAAACCTGTTGGCGCTTGCCGTTCTCATCGTAATTCTGTGCCGTTGGACCTGTGGGCATTCTGCGTCTGGCGCAGTTTGTAGCCACGATGTCCACATCATGCGCCAGCAAACGCTGAATCATGTCTTGTGGGAAAGTCATGTCAGAGTCGATAAACAGTATGTGACTGCAACCTTCACGCATTGCGTCCAGACACAAATCAGCACGCTGGTTTTGAATCAGCGTGCCTTGCAGTATCTTGAGGCTCACAGCGTCAGTGGTGTTGAGCGTGTGATACGCGACAGCATTAACCATACAGTATGTGTACTGCGTATGTACCATGTCACGCGCTGGCGTGCAGACTGCAATGTATTTCATACTTTCTCCAAATGTTTCCATATGTAGCCATTTTTAATAGCACGAATCATTGATGCAGAATAATTAAATTTAGCGGATAACTTTATAGATGTCTCAGAGCTAGATTTAATTTCACGCACTTGATCTTCTGTTAGTTTCGCATTGCCATGATTTATGCCTTTGGCTTGTCTATTTTTACGCACTTTGTCAGTCATATTATCTTGTTGTGTTCCTACAAAAATATGATCTGGATTTACGCAACACTTTACATCGCAATGATGTAAGGCCATCATTCCATTAGGTATAGGGCCATGCTTTTGCTCGTATGACACTCTATGTGCATAAAAAGGTTTTTTGCCAGAGCAAACTCTGCCATATCCGCTTTTTTCAATTGTGGACATCCATATCCAACAACCAGATTCTGGTATTCGGGTTATGTTTCTTTCTATCTTGTCAAAAAGAGGAATTCTTGGTCTTGGCATTAAACTTTCCCTGGCCTCACTCTGAAAAATCGATTGTCACTGTCGTTGAGCCAACGCTTCATATATTCCGGATCATCAATCTTGCCCTCGGCCTTCAACTGAAAGTAAACCGACTCAGGAATGCTGGCAACATGATGCCATTCACCCTTCCAGTTTGCTTTGTTGTCGATGGTGGCAAAGTCGCGCTTGTTGGCCTCAATGACAGCAGTCAAATCCTGAGTTGTCTGAATCGTTGCCTCATCAGTGTCCTCGTTGTAGTGCCAAGTGCGCGTGATCCCTTTTTCGGGGTTTGCATCAAAAAATCGTTTTTCCATATAAGTAAGGGGAGGATTTCTCCTCCCCCTATTCCTCTCAGTCGATTAAGAAGTAGACAAGTCAGCGCAAAGGCCGTGAGCGTTTTCAGCCAAGACTTTATGGCCGAATTCGATCAACAACATACGCTTCTCAGCGTCACCGGTCTTCGCCAACTCTAATTGTTGGTAAGGACGCAGGACGGTCATCTTTGCGTACTCAGGATCAATGACCCAACCATCACGCTCGCGCTGGAAGCGATTAGCGATAACGGCCACATTACCAAAGTCGCTGACATAGATGTCAACTGCACCGATCAACACGGCAGGCTTTTCGCCACCGTTGATGTTGAAGCGTGAAGATGCAATGCCAGAGAAACCGGACACGCGCTGCTTGTTGACAGGACCAACCATTAGGATTTTTGGTGTGCCGCCTTGTGTCCATACTTTCTGAATCACATTCTTGAGAATGGTTTCAGTGAAAGTACGCACATTACCGTCACTACGCGCATTGTTTGGCAATGTGGTGTAGCTTGGGTCAGCGCCGTTGGTTTGCTTGTCGGTATTGGTCTTGACAAACGCACCCAAAGAGGCAGTAGCGCGTGCTGTGGTGGTGTTACCAGCGGCAGCAACTGCACCATTCAAGAATGTGAATTCTTGGTCACGCTTCAACTCAGAGCCGCGCTTGGCGATCT